CTTTTTTTTTCTTTTCATTGATGCTATTATCTGCGTTACTAAACCAACCATAGAGGACTAAAAACATGGCACTATACAGAGAAGGCAAGGCAGCTATGGCCGCAGACGGAACCGTTACCGGGACTGGTACAAAATGGCAATCATCGCTTTCGCTGATACGCCCTGGCGCGACGATTATGTTTTTGTCGTCCCCAATTCAAATGGCTGTCGTAAACAAGGTGGTCAGCGACACCGAAATTAAAGCCATTACCACAAACGGCGCTGTCGTAGCGTCTACTGACTACGCGATCCTGTTAAGCGACTCGCTGACCGTTGACGGGCTGGCGCAAGATGTTGCTGAAACTCTTCGCCACTATCAGTCACAGGAAACCGTGATCGCGGATGCGGTCGAGTTCTTCAAGAACTTTGATTTCGATTCCCTGCAAGGTCTTGCCAACCAGATTAAGCAAGATTCTGAATCTGCGGGCGCAAGCGCTACGGCTGCGGCGGCGTCTGAAGGCGCCGCAAAAACTTCAGAGACCAACGCCAAAGCGTCTGAAAACGCGGCAAAAACTTCAGAGTTTGCAGCGGAGACTGCAAGAGACCAAGTTCAGCAGATCATCAATGACGCTGGCGAACAGTCAACGCTGGTTGCGTTGGCGCAGCCAACTGGCGCTGGTAAATCTGGATTATTGCACGGCGGAACAGTGCAAAATCTGCAAACATTCCTGTCGTTTGATATGTTTAATATTGACAAGACAGGAGCAACAGACGTTACAGCACAGATTTTGTCTGTATTTAAGAAAAGCCGCGATAACAAAATACCAATTGAGCAACATGATGGTGTTTATCTAGTTAGTGGAAACGCATCTTTTTATTCATACATTGATGAGTGTGACCTTAAATTATCTGGTTGCACATTCTTATTGGCGGCTAATTTCACAGGGAGGATATACGCCACGACAAGAGGTGGGATGATCACCTATGATTCAGAATCACCGGTTGTTGGAAAAATAAACGCCGCTGCTGCAACTGACTTGTTGGCTGGTTCATCAACGCTTGATTCTCTTGGTGATGACACCACCCTAAACGATTGCTTTGTAATAATTAACTTCTCGGATGACCTGTATTGTTACAATAACACTAATACAGCGGACGGCGTTAGTATTAGAAAATATTGTCACGTGACTAGGATTTCAGCTAATGGAAGAATGGATAACGCCCTTCCATACGATGCAACAAGCGTGGTGTCTATTAAAGCTATAAAGATAATCAACCGTCGCGGCATAGTTGAGTTCCCGAATATCGATTACCGCAATGATCCATACCCAATAGCATTACAGGCATTTTATTTAACAAACACGTTTGTTTATGGCGGAAAAATCCTGAACAAACCTATAAAATCAGTAGGTAACAGGCATGTTATAGATATGCAATATGGTGGCTATCGCTGCATCGTTAAAGGTGTTTATGATCCATACCCAAGTTCAACATTTACAGACCCAACATATACAAAAAAAACTGCGTCATACACGTTCCACCACGCATGGACTTGTGGTCTTCACGTGGAGGATATTGACGCTCTAGGCTATGGTTGGGGGGCAATATCAGCAGCAGGATACATCACTGACACGACATTCGAGCGGTGTTCTGCCAATAACTTCGATTCACACGACCCAATTATTGGTCATTATCGGCTTATCGACTGCACTGTAGGTGATTCTGGCGTTGTAAATATTGGAGTCGTTGGATCTACCGTAGAATGCCATCGTGTTACATTTGAATTAGGAAGAGGAAATGCAGATCCTTACACTGGTAAAATATTTTTCCCGTCGCTTTTCCAAACAAGAACAACTTCGGGCGCCGTTTCTGACTCAAAGTTAATAGTAAGAGACTGTGTTGTTAATGGTAAGTGGAAGAACTACAACTCTTCAACCGATGGAAGGGCTGGAATCGTCCAAGCCAGCGCAGATAAGTACACCGATTTACCTTCAGGTTCACCGATGGATAAATCACCATTCTGCGAAATTGACATTGATGGACTTACCATAAATGATCCAGAAACAGCAAAAGTATTGATAAATCCTGTTTTCTCTACACGTGACGCAACTGTTTACCATCCGTTATACACAAAAATGCATAACGTAAGCTATGCTGGAGAAGAAGGTATGATTAAGTTTAATCTTGTAAACTTTCTTCCGCGACCTAGTAATACCAGCACAACAAAAGACCCAAATGTTGAGCCTGTAAGCCTTGTTGTTGATATGGATAATATTGATGTAAGAAATATAACATTTCAGCGGCCAGAATATGGATACCAGCATAACATGTTGGTAAGGATTGGTTCGCTAAAAAGAAGGAGATACCAAGCTGCACCTACTAAATTAAGAATAAGTCAGAGGGGGGTTTACAATTTATACGACCCAAATATTGAGCAAATCATAACCAATGATGGTACAAGTGAGTCAGGTCATAGGGTAGAAGTAAACCTATATGGTGGCTCGGTTAAATCAGGCGAAAACTTGCCTATAGTTACAGCTAACACAAGTTTTCTGCACAGATTTTCAGCTAAAGGAACAGATTTCGTAGGCGATTATTCAAGCTCTAATGTGACAGAGTCTAATAAGTCTTTAGCTCAATGGTGCAAACTAGATGGATGCTCGTTCTTTGATTACACTAATGGTGCGTTTGTTTCAAACCTGCTTATATGGAGCGGATCAGTAACTGGCGAGTTAAAACCAGTAGAACTGTATGTAGCCAAAGGTAACAACATAACAACAGTACAAACTCAATCTGATATTTCATATTTTGACACGTTCAAGTTATCATACCATGGCTCAGGACGTTTGTGCAGGGCTGTTTCTACAGGAGGTACTGCTTCAGCAGAAAACACCAGAACTGGTACTGTGAGCATCAATGTTAATGGAACTGAATATAGTGGAGCATGTAGCACGCAAATGAATATGTTTTCAAGTTACTTACAGGTTGGAACAAGAGATTCTCAGGCTTATATAGCTGGGATATACTCACAACTAACGATGATATCTTTGTCTGTTTCTTAACCTACAAAAATCATTGCTTGTTAATATGTTGAATATTCAACAACTCACAACAACTACGGCCTTCAACGGTTAGCGCAGGCCAAAAAGTAGGGTTTGATAAAACAAAATCAACATTGTTGCGATATGACATATCAAGCATATCAAGACAACAAAAGAAAAAAAGGGGCCATACGGCCCCTTTCTTTTTAGCATCTAATAACTTAAATGCACCCTCCTTATTGTCCGAAGGAACCATTGTTGCTTCGGAATGCTGTCACAACAATATTACCTACTGTCACCTCACTTTGCTGTGGTCCGAAACTTTCACCTCTTAGTGAGATCCCGATCCTGCTGTTACTCGCAGGAATGTTAACGGTGAACGATTGCGGAATATCCACAAGGCCACGCGCTTTCTCCCGCATATCAACAACGACACGCCTTGTGCTCTGCACTCCGTTAATGTTGAACGTTAGAACTACAAAAAAGTCATTTCTCTGGTCTGCTACACCTCCACTATAGGAATTGCATCGAACAGTACAGTTCAGCGTGATTGTCATCGGGTAGCCGCTGTTCTGATACCATGCGTTCATAGTTCCAGAACCTTCGCCACCCTTAATCGTGAAGCCATTAAATGAAGCGGAAGTTGCAATATCACCAATGAACCTGTCTGCCTGTACTGTACCCTTAAAGATACCATCAGTCGCGTAGATCGTGCCTCGAACAGTAGTGTTCTGGAATTCAGAACCACCATTCTTGTTAATCATCCACCCTTGCTGCCCGGCGATGTAGTTGTTTGACTGAATGACGTTACCGATCTTCGCGTTGGTAATCGAACCGTCCTGAATAAGCGCGTTATTCATGAAAACCTGGTCATTCTGCACAACAAACGGTAGCGTGTAATCACCGGATGCCGCATTGCGGATAATTGCAAATCTATCAGCAATAAACAGCACTTGCGAAACAACGCTTCCACCCCTTGCGGTAAGCTGTAGGGCCATCCCGGAATTGTATTCCTGTCCGTTGTACGTCAAGCCTAACCTCATAGTGTACATGGAACCGACGCCATTAACGTTTGCCCACGAGTCGAGTTTCTGATCTAGCGCTGCGGAGTTTTGCCCGATTTTGGCATCTAGTGCCGCCTCAGATGTTGCCCGCGCCTCGCTTTCATTTGCAATTGCCTGATTAACCTGCGTAAAACCAGCGTTCATGGTTGTTTTTACGCCGTCAATATCAGCCGCAAAATCTGCCTGCAACTTGCCGATCTGCGTCGCTCGTGTCTCGCTCTCATCCGCCAGCGCTTCATTAAGGATCGTGATCTGCGACGTGATATCTTCATCAATCTGCGCTTTAAGCTGCGTAATTTCAGCCGCCCTCGCTTCTGATTCGTTGGCAATCAGCACAGTGGTATGCGCGATCTCTGCCTTACGCTTACCGTTCTCCTTCGTCATTTTCCTAACGTCAGCATCATTCGCCAAAGCGTTCTGAATGATGCTATTCGCGTAGTCATTGAGTTTTGCCGCGCTATCCTGCGCACTCTCCTGAAGCTCCTTCATCGCGTCGCTGTCCAGGATTTCATCCAGAATCGCATCCGTGATGATGTTAACATCTGTCGACGACATACCGCGAGCGTAATCAGTCCAAGGTGAAACGTTGCCGATCCTGTCGACACTTCGCGCCTTATACCAGTTCACGTAGCCAGCGGGCAGAATTGAATGCCAGTATTCAGAAGCCGGGTAAGGAATCAGGGTAAGCAGGCTTGCATCCTGATCGGTTCCGCTTTGCGACTGGTAAAGTTCAATGTATGCCGTGTCTTCCGCCCCTTCCGGCATAGCCCACTTAACTCGAATGCCGAAGATCTCATTGTCCGACGCAAAAAGGTTAATCGGGCCTTTTGGCGCTCCGACTTTCCCGGTCAGTGTGGCGGTTGCCAACGCAGACCACGGAGACGCTACATTCCCGCCGCTAATGCACCTAACGCGGGCCTGGTACTCGCCAGCATAGATTCCTTCGATATCAACCTGCGTTGTCGCCGTTCGCGGAACGTTGTTCCAGTTACCTCCATCCTTGCGCCATTGCACCTCGTACAGTTTTGCATACTGCACGGCAGACCAGCCGATCACCATCGTTTCGACGCTCATTCCCTGAACAATGCGAGAAAACGAGCTAATCGTTAAGTCTTTCGGGGCGCCCATTGAATCCGGGTCGACAACCGAAGTTGGTCGGCCATCGGTAATTACCCCATTGTCGATCGCGTCATACTTGTTCGGATCGTACTGCGTAGCCGTGATGGCAAAGGTGAATTCGTCGTCATCACTACCCTTTTCAATCCGGGTTACTACATACTGTTCCGCTGCAAGCTGATCGCTCTCGATCAGGAATACACTGTCCGGCGCAACGTCAAAATTAAATCCCACGTTTAGCGTTAGGGTTTTACCGTCCGCCGAAACGCTGGCGATTGTGCGGCGCACAGGCTTTCCGTCGTCGGTATTCAGGATCAGAGTGTCGCCAGCCTTCGCGTCGCAGCGGTAGGCCAGGAACACTTGCACGCCAGACACTTCCATAACGCGGCCTGATAGCACCAGGTTAAAGGCCGATTGCCAGTGCGGATCTGCAACGTAAATAACATCGCCGCAAGAAGGAATCATACCTTCCAGGCCAGTAGAAAACGAAACGGTTGTGGCGCTTAGGTTCGTTTGCAGAATCCAACGCCCACGGCGGTTCGCCTCCGTCCTTCTGGTGCACCCGATCGCTGTAATGCTCGTTGGGTTGTGGCCAAATCGCATGGCTGCATCCGGGTTGAAAACTGGTTCAACATCCTGTTCGTACTGGTTTTCTTCGTCGTCGAACATGACGTTGCACGACGTATACATCGTCTTTTCGCTTGGGAACGTCCGAACGAAAACGCCGTCAACGACGTTATCAGCCGTGAACAGGTATACCGGATCGCGCGGCTTGTCGACGATAATCGATAGGCTTTCACCGTTGTAGAACGTCATTCCACGGAACGCGGAACAAATATCCCTTACTAACTGGAACGCCTCGACCTGCGACTGAACAATTACATCCATCAAATAGCGAGGCTCCATCCCGCCGCGATTGTCAGGAACAAGTTCATCACAGTATTGAGCCACCTCATACAGCGACCACTTGTCAACCGGGATGCCAAGTTCGCGCTGGTCTAAACCATAGCGCTGATTCATGATCAGGTCATAAAGCACCCATGCCGGGTTATTGCTCCACGCCCACTTAAAAACACCGTCCCACGTCCCGGAGTATGTGCGATTAATCGGATCGTAATTACTCGGAACCTGAATAATTTTCCATTTCTTTTTGAGTGAGATGGTGGGAATCTGGTTCTGGAACAGATCGCTATCGAACTCAACGTAAAGCATGGCCGTTAACGGGTAGCGGAATTTTGCGTCAATAACTTCAGCGTAGGATTGAACCTGGAAGGCATCGACAACCTTCACCCCGTCAGAGTCCGGCGTTACTCGGCTCACGCGGATAAGCACCTGCGACGTGAAGTTTTGCGGCAGGTTAACGCGAATGCTCCGATCGTAACCGCCAGTCGTGTTCTTGCCGTCAATCTTGCCAGTTAGGTAGGTCTGATAACTTGCACCATCTACCGCCATCTCGATCTTGTACTCAACAACCGATCCGACCATATCGCCGTTATCTTTTTGCTTCAGTACGCGCGGCCATAACAGGCGAAAGCGAATAGCAGACAGATTTTTGTTCGATACGGTAAGCGTATAAGGCGTGTTGTGAGTGACTTCACGAGCAACCTGAAACTCAGCGCTTGATTCGCTGAAGCCCTGGATGTAGTCCTGCGTTTGTGTGCCTGGGCGGAACTCTGCAATCACGCCCTCATAGTTGAATGTTCCATCCTCGTTCTGAACCGGGACGCCGCCAAAATGCAACTGCTTCAAGCTGAAGTCGTTAACCACCTCGCCATCTGAAACAGCAAGCAACAACTTGATCTTATCTTTTGAGATCAGGTTATCTGGCATTTCTACCGGGGTACGCGGAGCACTTGAGCCACCCTTGCGGGCCTTGATATTAGTCATCGTTTAGCCTCCTGTGAATAGTCTCGCAATTGTACACGACAAAAAGCCCGGAGGCTATGCCCCCAGGCTAAAAAGCGAATGGCTTAATTAGTTGTTGTCTTCTGCGTAAGATCCCGAACCGAACAACGCACCGCCAGCCAATCTGTAACCGTATGGCAATTGGATTGGATATCCAGCCGCCGTGGTGTTAATCGGCCCGCCGAACGCATACGATGGTTTATTCTCAGGTGATTCGCTCGCCCGCATATTGCCGCCCATCTGCGGAGCAATCATCTGCATTACGCCACCCAAAACCATTGAGCCACCAGCCATAAATGCAGCAGATGAAAAAGCGCCCATCTCGGCCAATGCCGCGCCGCCAGTGTAGAACGCTGCGACCATAATCGCTGCGCCGATAACGATCTGCAACAACCCGCCGTTCTTTCTGGCTTTTGGGATCGGTATGATTCTAATCTCCTTTGCCACGGAGAAAGTCGAAAAGTCGTTTGTGCTGATTGGTTTTCCGTCTGCGATGATGCCGAAGCGCATGTTTGAACCAACTTTGCTCTGCATGAACGGCTTAAACCCTTCAACCTGGTAAGACAGCGCCCGGATACATTCAGCAACCGAATCAACCGCAAGTTTGTGGAATACTCCGAACCGACGCCCAAGGGAACCAGAAAGTTTAATCGTCTTTGTATGTGATGCCATGTTTAAGCTCCTTGTGCCTGCAAATTAAAACCTTATGCTGCTCGTACCATCCGGAATAGATATCCCGGCGAGACAGCTTGCCATATGCGTGATGAAGGATGTTGTTATTTCCAACGTAAATCCCCGCGTGATTCCACTTCTCCGCCTGAATCTGGAAGATGATCATATCACCAACTTCAGGCTCGCCAGTGTTTTCAATGAATCCGTCCTCTTGCCAGTAATCCTGGTAAAGATTCTCTTCATATTCCGGCTTCCACCATTCGAACGGCAATCGCCGATCTTTTAGTGTGACGCCGTGGCGCTTGTGAAAATCCATGATTAGGCCATAGCAATCGTAAGCGCCCAAAGCCCAAGGGCGACCAATCAGCGGACGGCGTTTCGGCTCAATGATTCGCATATCACCTTCCGGGATGGAGACGATAACCCACGATAAGCCAGACTCATCACAGAAGCATAAATCTGTGGCGCTCGGAATTGTTGTTGCCCCGTCGCCAGTGTGAGAATGAACGAACGCGATCGGCTCGCCATCCATTGCCGCCATCGCATACTGCGTTTCGTCCGGCATTGATTCGTTCTCAGGATCTGGCGAAACGTTATCGAGTCGGTGATATTTTTGCACGCGTGATTTTTGCGTCACCAGTCCAGCGCATTCGTGCGGGTAGACTTCCTTCGCGTGCTGCATGATCTGCATTTTAATTTTCGGAGTCAACATATTAGCTACCACTCTTCAAAGTTGCTGTCGCACAACCGCCGAAACTCAACGGCTCATTACCAAAACGAAGCCTACAGGAAGAAACCAGGCCACCACAAACATCTTGCGCCGGGTCGTCAACCCTGTTACCTAACTTGTCGAAGTATCCGTTCTGCCCGTTGTAGTCGCATCCTTTGCCAGACTTGTACCACCCACGCTGCGCCCAATAGCAAACGGTTTGCGTTAGGCGGGCCGGGATCATTAATCCGTCCATATCAAACACGGATGTTAATTCGAACGTTGCCTTTTGCGGGTCAACCTTCTTAGGTCGCTCGATGTAGTAGACGAACCGCCTAAAGTCGCCCTCTTTAACGCTGCCGTCGTTTTGTAGCAATTCCTTGACCAAAACCCATACCGTAACTTTGGCTTGCATGAGGCCGTTGTAGGCGCGAATAAGAGCACTCGCTTGCGCATCAATATTGCTAACCGTCAGCGTTGGCTTTTCCACCGTGCCATCGCTCGACATTGCGATCCCGCCCAGGCCGAACGGGCGCGGGCCGTACTGCTCGCCGCGAAACGTGATCATCTTGGGCTGAAGCGTCCCGCCGTTTACCGCTGCCAAAAGCTCCTCGGTTGTATAGGCGACGTTCTCGTTATGGAATCGGTAGACCTGCCCGCCGAACTTTGTGGCGTCGATATCGATCAGCGTTAGGATCTCGCCGGGGAATAGTTTTTGTAAGCAGTTCGCAAACTCTTTTGAAACATTGGCTGTCATCGTAAGCCCTCCTCTAATTGACTCCAGATCATAGGCCAAAAAAAAGCACCCGTAAAGGGCGCTTTTTGATTATCCGGCTGAAGTGAAGCGTTCGGCGAATTCAGCCGTTACCTCAAACACCCCGCCACCCTGCGGCGCAAGGTTAACGGAGTCGGCAGTTACGACGAATACGCCCATTCTTCCATCCGGTGCCTTCCACACAAAAGGCTTTGTTACGTGCTCCTGGCAGAAGTCATAAACCGCCTGCCATTCAGAACCTCCATAAACGATCGGAACCGTCCGTCGCTTTGTGTTAATGCCGCTCGACGCCGTTTGGATATAGCCGTTTCCGAAACTGATCGAGCGAATGTTATTGGAAACGGCGACTTTTGCCGCCCCTCCTTGAATCTGCGTACACCATTTAAAGGAATCCACTACTACCTCCTCGTTTTCTCATTGACGAACTTCGCAATGCGCCCGTTTTGGCTCAATGCCTCGGTGAACATATCGTTGACGATCTGCCTTACGCCCTGCTCCATCCCCTTACTATCCTGACCGGAACCCATCGTAATGTTAATGTCACCGATAGTGAACACCATCGCAGCCGACGCCGCAACATTGCCGCCGTTGGTAATTCCAGATCCGGAACTTGCGTTACCGCCGACCAGGCCACCACTTGCATAACCGCGCATGAGTCGGTATAGGTTTTCCGGGCCTAACCTTTGCGTCGCCTCTTTGGTGAATACGAATTCCCCGCCGTGAACAACGCCTTTTGGCTCATACTTCCCACCGTCGCCAGTGTAACCGCCGCCAGAAAAGCCCTTGCTAAACATGTTGGCGAAGCTGAACGTTCCACCACCACCAAACGCGGCAGAAAGCGAGTTAAACAGCGCCATCTTGATGAGCATGTTGGTAATGTCACCGATAATGCTTCTTGCGAAGTCGCTAAAGCTGGCCTTACCAGTCATGACAAAATCAGTCAGCACGCTCGCCATGCCGTTAAATGCGTTTTTAGTGATATCCCCGATGTTGGTGTATACGTCATTAACTTCGTCGCCAATATCAGCCCACGCATGAGTAAACCCGGCCTTCCAGTTCAGCATTTGCGCATCTTGCTGTGCGTAGAATTTATCGCTTGCGGCCTGCATCGCTTTAAATCCAGGGTCACTTAAAGATCCGCCGTTGTTTTTCCAGTCAGCCGCCATCTGCGCATTGGCCCGGTATCTCTCCTGCTCCTTGCTACCCATTCCGGCGGTATCCTGTAGCGCTTTGGTTTTCTCAGCCATCTGGTTTCGATATTTGGTCGACTTGTCAAGCAAGGCGTTCAGTCGCTGCTGCTGAACAATCTGATCTCCCACGATGGCCTTTTGCTCTGCCATGTACAGGATATTCTTTTTGTTCGCCAGCATCTGCTGTTCGCTTTGGGTCAGCTTGCGCTTATGGCTTGCCTCTTCCAGCACCTGAAATTTGGCGACCGTCTCGAAGTAGTCCTTGCGCTGCTGGCTGATCTTGTCGTCAAGCCCTTTGTGCTGCTGCAAAACCTTTAGCTGCGCCTGTAGCGATAGCAGTTCAGCCTGATACTGCTCATCAATTTTAACGCCCGCGTCTGCCTGCTGCTTCCTGGCGTTGCGGTTTTTCAGGATGTTCTGTTCTTCCTGGTTAACGCGATCCTTAGTTCCACTGCTGTAGCCGCCGGAAACATCTTTGTTGTTGGCGGCATCAATGTAACCCATCTCGCCTTTTGCGATCCTTGCTTGCTGTTCCGCAATGGTTTTTGCAAGCTCTGCGGATTTGGCTTTCGAGTCCTTGATTAACTGATCCTGCTGCGCCAGAAAGTCATTTCCAAAGTCGCCCATGCCGGGAATTTTTTGCAGTGTCCGGCCAGCGTCAACGACAAACTGCGCGATCATAGCGTCGCCGTCGGTAATCAACTTTCTGATCGTGTTGATGATTGCCGATACAGTATCAACGATAAGGTTAAGCGCACCAACCGTGTGATTCCCAACCCAATCCCATGAATCAGACGCCCACTTCTTGATATCCATCCACATTTTTTCAAGAGGTGTTGCGCTGTCAGCCACATCTTTCAGCCGCTTATCCATCGTGTCAGCAAACAGTTTTGTCGCTGCGTCTGCTGCTGCCGTCTCGCCTTTAGTTTTGCGCAATGACTCAATATAGGTTAGCTGCCCCTCATTCAGGAAGTTAAACTTATCGTTAAGATCTGCAAGCCCCTTAACCGGATCTTTTAAGATCTGGTCAAAGTATCCCTTGATCTTATCGCTGCTCTCTCCTGTCTGCGCTTCCCATTCCGCCGTAGTCTTCGTAATGGTCTTAATCTGACCAATGGTGTATTTTCCAGAAGAGGCCAAAGTTGACGCGATATCCTGGATTCTCCCGGAAGTTGCGCTCGAAGTCTCGCTCAATTCATTGGCAAGATCGTTAATCTGCCCTGTGGTAGTGGCAGCATAACCACCAGTCAGCACCAGCGCATTCGCCAGATCACGCTGTGACTTCCATGCATCATAACCAGCTTTTGCAATTGCCGCGATAGCAACACCAAGAGCAAGCGCACCAATGGTTAGCGGGTTAATGAATCTGATTAGACCCCCCATCTTCTCGCCAGCCTCGGCGGTATTATTAAAGCTCTCAGCCAGATCGCTTGCGCTTTCGCTGGTTTCGTCCAGAGATTCATTAATATCAGCGCTCGTGCCAAAGATTAAATTTTTCAGCGCCTGAAATGCATTCCCTACGCCGCCAAAGCTATCCTTGATTTGCCCGCCCTGCTGAATTGCAACCATCCAGACTGGCGTACCTGAAGCAAGTGACGTTACAACGTCCGTGATCTGTGCCGGAAGCTGGCGCATTGCTGCTTGATATTGCCCGGCAGAAATGCCAGCGAGGCCCATCGCGCTCTGCTGTTTCTTTAACGCCTGCTCCTGCTGCTTCAGGGCATTAATGAACGGTGCCGCTTCTGCTGATACGCCTAATTGTGCCGCCTTCATTTCCAGCAATTCAGCGCGTGTTTTGCCTGCCGATTCTGCTTGCTGCTTCAGGCTGGCTACAAAATCACGCCCGGCGTTTGCCGCCTTCTGCTTTGCCTCCGCCTCTGCGATTGCTGCGCGACCTTCTTCGGTTAGCGCCGCCTGCTGCCGCCGGAGTTGGTTGCTAGTAGATTCGATGATAGCGCCCAGGCGGAAAAATTCCTTATCCGGAACAAGTCCAAGCGCCCACGCTTTATCAAGTTCTTCCGCCGCTTTGCGCAAGTTGGCCATTTTTGCGATCGTGGGATCGATGGCGCTTGCGATCCTGCTAAAGCTGGTTTTTGATTTTTCTGTCTCTTGCTTCTGGCGCTGCAACGCGCGGTTCATTTCCTCGGTCTGCGCCGTGGCCCGCCTTTCAGCGTCCGCAAGTGACTGTAGGCCAGCGCCCGTCTGCTGGCTTTGGTTTTTGAGTTCTGCGAGTGATCGTACCGCTTTATCAACCTGCGACACGTCAACGCCAAACGTTAGCCCAGCTACTTTATCAGCCATGTTTCGCCCCCATATGAAAAAAGCGCCCGTAGGCGCTTATTTGGATTTCTTGTAAATCTCTTTCAGGTATTCACCCTCCAGGATTTGCAAGTCAAGTAATGCCGCTTCTCGATTGTCGATTTTATACAATTCAAAGAGCATAGGCAATGTATTATAGTCAAGCCCTGTAGGGCCGTTCATCCCGATTCGCCATTGCGTTTGCATGGCCTGGAATAGCTGCCAGCTTTGGGCGGTCTGTTCATCAAAATAGATTGTTTCGAGATCTGCTTCATAGTCCGATCGCCTTAAACCGTACTCGGCAAGCTGGCGATCGGTTAGTTCAGGCTGAAGCGTGAGATAAACAGCCCGCCTTAAACTTTTGCACGGTGGCCCGCAAGCGCGGCCATGTAAGTTTGCGGCAGCGCCATGACAAATGCCGGGAAGTGTGAGCAAAGCCAGGAAATGTTTTCGTCGTTGAACTCATCATCAAGATCCCAGCCTTCGGCCATAAAGCGGATAAACTCGGCGTTACGCTTTGGCGCTTTATCTTCGCTCTCATAAAAGTCTTTCATCTCATCGGTGGAGCGGTGTTTTACGGTCATGGTGATTGTCGCTTCCTTGCCATCCGGGCAAGTGAAAGTTACGGGCAGTTTGAACGAAGGGAGATTGCCGCCGATTTGAATTTTGAACTTGGCCATTTTGTTAACTCCTGATTGGTTTGTGTTATTCGCTATTATGCACAAAAAAAGGCGAGGCACAAGCCCCGCCATTTAATTACGCGACAATCGGAAGGAAGACGTGAGAACCTTTGAGCGCAACGTTAAGCGTTACCGTCTCCATCTCGTTAACAGCCGTGGATGGAATATCATCGAAAGATGCAATTCCAGACCAGTAACGAACCTCGGAAGCTCGCGGGATATACATGTACATCGCTTTCGCCTGCTTGCTGGCGTCGGCTGAACGCAAAACCGGGTAGATCGCGTTATCGTACTCGTGCGCAAACGTGTAGTTAAGCGTCACCGCCGACTTGTAAGTAGGTTCGGATTGTTCGCGCTCATCGCCCAGGCACTGATAGTTATAGAACTGCTGTTCGTTGCCATCTTTGCCTAAATCCTGAATGCAAGGCAATTCGACCCAATCAGTGATCACGCTTACGTTACCAGTAGCCGCGCCGCCCGGATACTTGTTAGTGTCGGAGGTGTCGAACTCTTCCAGCGTTGCCACGCCTGCTGCCACTGCTTTTACGCGAGCCACCTTGTTAATAAAGTCGCCCCAGGTGCAATCGGTGAAGATCACAATATCTTTCACCTTCAGCTTGCCATCCGCCACTGTGATTTTTGGGTTTTTCGCGTCGTTGGTCATTGCGGTAAACGGAATGGCCGCACCGCGAGCCTTCTCAAAGAAGACCTTAGCACCGTTTGGTAAATGCATGTTGAATACTCCTGTTTGAATGAAAGTTTTACACCGCCATTATGCCCTTATATTTTTAGGCTGGCAAGAAATTATAAGCACCACGAATCGCCATGCGTAGCGCCACCGTCTCCATCTCGTTGACAGCAGTGTTTGGCACGTCATCAAACGATACGCTACCAGACCAATAACGAAGCTCTTTTGCTCGCGGAATGATCATGTAAGCCCCCATTAGCGTTTTGCTTTCTTCACGAGATTTCATGATCGCATACGCCGGATTTTGTGGGTCATGAGCCATAGTATACGTCATAAACAAGGCTGATTTAGTCGTCTTCTGTCGCTCCTCCCTCCCGCTGTCAAGGCACTGGTAAGTATACCAGTTTTGCTCGTTTCCTTCCTTGTCGATTGACTGCACGCAAGGCAGTTCCGCCCAGGATGAAATGCGACGAACCTTTCCTGGTGATGAAATGTAATTACCAACTGGCAAATCATTGGCTCGGTACTCAGGCCATACCCTAACCCTCGAAACATCCCCATTAACAGAGCGGATCGAGTATACATTACCCTCGATCAGCTTGTTGTCGCACTCGGTGATTACTACGATATCGCCAACACCAAAAGCGCTGACACCAGCCGCCTGATTAAGCACCAGAACATAAGTGTTTGGGATGCCAACATCAGTTGTGTCAAGCCACTTAAAATCGTACTCCCTCTCGTTGCTGGCCTCAATGAAAATCTTGCTACCGTTAGGTAGATGCATAACCGCTTTCCTCCATAGTCTCGCATCTTACTGTGAACCGAACCGGAAAGAACCAACCAGCATCATGCTTATGTACGCCGTGTACTTCTGCCCATTCGCTCACATAAACTTTATTAACAGAGTCAATGATTTTACCTTCGGGGAAATATTTTGCAACGTTTTGCGCAATGAGCCTTGCGGAGTCGGCTCCGATCCCAGGCTTAAAGATAACGTCAATCTGAACCAACCCAATATAGACTCGGCATTTTCTTGAAATGTCAACCGATCTTGAATACGCCTCGACGTAGGAGACTTTAAGGTAGGTCTCACCTCCCGCCGGGGGTCTAAAGTCAACATTATCTCCCGCGACCCTTAACCCGTTCTCGGCGGCAAATTTGGCCACTGCCGCCTTGCATTTTAACGCCATATCATAATGCATTTTTCGCCCTCGCTCGCTTGATTGCCTCAGTAACATAAACGCCCAACCGGATCGCAACAACGCCCATAACGCCATTGGGAGCCTGCCTTGAATGGCCGTATTCCAGCGCGTTCGCATAGATTAGCATGTTACTGAACCAGATCGAAGTGATCCCAGCCCCTTTTGCGTATAGTGCAATGTTGGCTTTGCCGTTCTGGATTGTCTTTTCGCCAGTTTGGTCATATGCGTTAATCGCGTAAAGCGGGGCGCGGTTAAAGGTGATTTGCCAGTTACCACGGAAGCGCCCTGTATCAACCGGAGAACGCATCACAAGGTCTCGGTGAATATCTTCACACGTAAACCTTACAACGTCTTCCAGCGCATCGCCAGCGGCCTTGCACCACGCATCAATCGCACCTGTGAACTCCCGGATCGTATAATTAGCCATAAGTCGCCACCCTGCGTAAAACTGGACGGTAGGCGACAACGGTTCCAGTTGGTTTTACAGGGCGGGCATTAACCACGCGATATCGCTCACCGTCTACTTCGATTTCGTCACCCTCCATGATTGGCACATCGTGAGTGAAAAACCCGCGCTTATCGCCAGCGAGGATGGTTTCGCCGTTAATGTCACGGTCATTTACATCCCTGATCGCGCCCTTGATTGTCGTTACCACCTCGCCAGGAATGATATCTTCCCCGGTTTCCGGATCGATTCCGCCGCCAGCGCCTTTCGTGTACTTGTTGAATACGCCGTCAGCGTCACTGAAAAACTTAATACCCGCGCTTGCGCGGGCCTGGATTTGTTTGTAGTTCATAGCGATCACCTACCAATTCCGCAGCGGCGCACGTTCCCGGCGGTAAGCAGGCCGAAGCCACCGCCTCGCATTTTTAGCATACGCCAGTACATTTTGCCCCACGGCGTAGAAAGCATTTCGTTATCGCTTGACGCCGATACGCGATCGAATGTTTGGGAAAACTCCCCGGTCAGGGTGAACGATGCCACTCGCTGCGTGTAAGATTCCAGGCTTTCGCCTTCTTGCTTCATCGCGCCATCCAAAAACATTAGGTGCATGGTCATCAATGCGATCGCCGTAACGATGGAATCTCCGAACCTGGATTTGCAAACGAACTCTTCGGCAAGCACAACCCACGCAGACAGCAGTTCATCTGGAACTTCTTTAAGCGGAGGTGCAAGGCTGCGCATTTTATCGATCACATCTTGAATTGTGTAATTCATGGTCGATCTCCTGATATGAAAAAGGACGCCGAAGCGCCCTTTGTTGGTTTTTGTTATTCCGCGCTTTTAGGCTGCACGATCTCTTTCGCTGTCGCCTTCACCGCTGCGATGTATTCGCGCGTGCGTTTCGGATTGTCGTAGAACTCGACGCGGCCTTTGAAGATTTCGTGGCGGAAGCGGTCGATCTCGCTTTCTGGCACTTCAAAAACCTGCTCATAGACGTAATTTGTGCCTTTATAGCGAATTGCACATGCACCAACGTTTTGCAGTTGAACAACCTGCTGCGCCTGTTCTGCGCTGGTGATTTCTGCGGTTTCTGCGGTTTCTGCGGTTTCTACGGTTTCTTTTTTACTGGCCATTGTTAATGCTCCATTGGTTTACTTTAGGTTTCAAATTAAAGCACATTGTAGAATGCAATGCAATAAAAAAGCGCCCGAAGGCGCTTTTGATTAAATCCCGGTGAGGATCGCAATAGTCAGCGGGCGGTACACGATGAGACCAGTGCATTTGGAGGTGCACGGAACTTTGAAATGCAGGTCTTTCGGCTGCATCGGCAGCATGTTGAACCGCTCAGGGATCTCGATGCTCATGTTCATTGGGTCTTTTTCGTATGCCAGCACGGCTTTGGTGCCTGCGCCGTCGATATCTTCCAATTCCGCCATCGCCGTAATGGTGATGTTCGGGTGGTTCTTGGTGAACCAGGTCAGATAAGAGTCGCCGCTAGTGTCCGGCATCTTTTTCGTCAGGAGACGGCGCTTAGACGGAGGAATCACGATGTTGGTCGCGTGATGGCGGCCAAGTGTGGTTTCTTCGATCATGTTAAGCTGGTCTTCCAGATCTTCGAATGCCTTTTCAGCCGCTGCTGCATCATTGCCCCAGGGAGCGCTGGCGGTCATGCGGTTAATGTTCGGCTGGTCGAAAATGCTCAAGATACCGTGAGGAGCGGAACCCTTGAACACCAGATCGTTTACGAGCGTCTCATGACCTTCGCGGGCCAGAGTTGCTTTGCGATCGCTCAGGCTTGAACCCAGCGCCGCGCCAGTTTTAATTTCGTCGATGGAAATAAACCACGCGTTACCCAGGCGGAAAACTTTCCCGGATTTCTCTTTCGCCATCGCTTCAACTGTCGGCAGATCGTCGGTGTAATCGGCGATAATTTTCGCAGAAGTTACGCCATCGAATTCGAGCCACTCAAAGCGGCGGGCGGTCGGCGAGATCTCGGTAGTTACCGGGAAAAGCTCAAGTGCGCTGGTCTGCGGGTATGCCTGCTCATACTGGCGATTCAGTAATTGAGTCATCTGCTTAACAGTCCAGATACCGTAAGCATCCAGTTTTGCGGCATCGACGCCCATGCCCTGCATTGCGACCTTAATTGCACTCTGTTCGAATGCATCTAATTTCATAGTCATCTGAAAAACTCCTGTTTGTGTATTTGGCTTAACGAAATGAAGAATATCATGAAACGTTAAACCGTCAAAGGTTTTTTTCTGGTGCAAAAATGGGGCCGAAGCCCCACCATTTATTATGCACCAGTGCCGCCGCCAGTCGCAGCCGCAGGGGCAACCGCGCCCTGAAGTACCTGGATTTTCACCAGGACGGTTCCATCTGCGTTTTTGGTGTATTCGCCAGTGTGTTTGTAGCCAGTTTTGATAACACCGGCATCACCCTTCGCTACGGTGCCATTTGCGGTAAAGGTGGCGAAAGAATCAAACACGCAATCTGCTTCAGTAACAGTTGCGTCCGCGATCGCCCAAATGCGGCCATGAGTCATAACGTTAACCGCGCTCTCATCGTCATACTTGCCTTCAGGCGAGTAGGCTTGCGAGAACTGCGCGATGCCTACAATGACGTCGCTCGCTGCTTTCGCTGGCTTAACGACCTTGTGGCCATTGGAAACTACGCCAGTGGAAGCCACCAGTACGCCAGCTTTGATATCGCCTTCAGCAACGCAAGTACCGTCGATGTTGTAAAGCGACGTATCAGCGATCTGCCCCGGAACAGCAATATCACGCTTGCGGGAATAAGAAGCTGGAATCTGTGCCATTTTGAATCTCCTGTTTATTTGGTCTGGTAGCGGCCCGAAGGCCGCAAATTATTAGCGGCGGAATTTTGCCTGCGGGTCGATGATTTCGGTGCCGTCAAGTTTCGGTAAGCCGCCTTTATCTTTCTGCTCTCCGTCTTCTTTCTTACCAAAGACTTTCGAGCGGTTGCCAGCCATCTTATCAGAGTTGGCGATAAAGTCAAAAGAAGCGTCGATGTACGAATCTTCTTTATCAGACAGATCACGACCGTCAACCTCTTTGATGTAAGCAACTTTCATTGCCTTAACATCCAGGCCGTCACACTTGACGCCAGCGGCAGAAACAACCGCAATGACTTTCTGTTTTGCGTCTTCGTCGGCTTTGATTTTAGCAACGCGGGCGGCAACTTCGTCTTCAATGCCATCAACTTTGGCCTGAAGCGCGTCACGCTCTGCGGTGATGTTCGTTACCTGACTGGTTGCCGATGCAACTTGCGCGTCTAGTTTGGCAATGTAAGCGCCTACGTTATCGGCAACTTCAACATCTACGCCGTCAATTTTAATGATCATTGTTTTTGCTCCTTTGTGGTTTGAGTCGTCATCATAGGGGAATTCTTGTTCGCTATCAAGATTTAATTTCGCAATCCCGGCACGCCCACGGAACACAAGCGCCACATGATTTACGCGAATCTTGGTTTGCACTGCATCAAAGCGAACCCAATCAGAGACGGAATCGTTTTTCATCTCTTCGAAGTTTTCCGGCAGGTCTTCGTCGAAATAATATTCGCCAGTTGCGTTGTTGCCCCAGCCTTTGCGATCGATATCTACCGAAGTGTAGCCCACGGATAACTCAGCCGCTACGCGCTTTTTGGCTTGCTCGATTGACTCGCCGTCGTAAATCATCACCGGAACAAGAACGCCGATCCCCTCTTCTTTGCCAGCGCCGGAGCACGAGCCAACGACCAGGCCTTTTGCGTTCTGCGCGTTCACCATCTTATGACCCAAAGTGATTGGCTTACCCTGGTATGAAGCCAGCGATTCAGCATCAAACACCTCAGAACGCGGGCGAAACTCGACTCGCGGCCCGGTTGGCGTCTGGTACGTTTGCGCACCGATACGCGCCACGATCGGAGTGTCAACCAGGAAGCCGTTTTCATCGAATCGGGCCTTTACCTTTACCGTGTCGAACCTTTGAACTCTTTTCATCATGATACCTCTACATTGTTAAAATCTGGAACCGCCCAGCAACGGCAACCGTACTCCTCGCCGGGGAAAATTCCGTCACCATTAACGGGGCGTCGCTTACCTTCTAGCTTGATATGGCTTTCGCGCTCGCGGTCGTCCATCATACCGAACCAAAAGTAATGCGACACTTTAGCATCTTTTAGGCGCTGCATCATCAACATACTGTTAAAAGTTCCGATGATTCCGCTTGCCCGGTTGCGCGACCAACTACCATAAATGGCGTACCTGCCTTCGATGATTTCATCGATCTGCTGGCGAGACTTGCCAATGTTGTTGGCGGTTCTAACTTTCGTTGTCCAGTCGGCTACGATATCGCTTGCTAGTTTCCTGATTGACGCTTCGGCGGAATCCTGCCACTTTTTCAGCACCTCCTGATACCAGTCTTCATACCCACCAGCACCGAATTCTTTAAGGCGCATAACTGATTCGTTGTTCCGCCCGCCAGCCGCGATCGCAATGATGAGCCACTGCTTAGAATTGAACTTATAAATGGTTAACCCGATGGAAGCAAGAGCCGCTATTACGACCGAAAAGAACGTAATGGCTGATTCGCTGATATCGTCTTCCGCCTGGCTGATTTCCTCCGCCGTGGCGTCAAATTTAAGGCGGTCTAATCGATCGCGCATCTCGACGACAAGTTCGGTTGTTGCGTCCTGCATTGAGCGGGATAAATCCCGCTCGCTTGCTTCAGGATAACGCCAGTTTGGGATTCTGCCGTTAACTTTCATCATCTGCCTCCGTGTTGTTTAAGATCTCTTCGCTTTGCGGCTTCCCTGAACCAGTGGTGCGATCGGGGAGTTTTTTCTGTTTCGGCGCGTTGGCTTTTAGCTTCAGTTCTGGAATCAACGCCGACAGAGTATCACGCGCTTCGTTGGCGTCAATAACCTGGTCGGTAACGAGGCCGCGAGCCGCGTTGGCGTTCTTCTGGAAGATATCCGCTTTCTCCGCGTCGGTAGGCAGCGACAACGGTTCGAACTCGACGCTGTATTCCTCCTCCGTTACGATGAACTGTAACAGGAATTCTAACAGCGGCTTATAATCGTCATTGCGCTTTCGGTCAACCAGTTTATAGAACGTCTGTAGCGCCGTGTTCTGGCTTGCGCTTACGCCACCAGTGTTTTTGTTTTTTAGCACGATCTCGTGAATGCCTGACAGGGCGACAATCCGATCCATTTTAGCGGAAAGGAATTCAGGGATGCCAGTAATATCAGAGTTGATAACGGTGTACTCTTCATCGGTGGCATCAATGCCGATCGTGTTTCCGACGCCGGAATTAGCATCAACCTGCGCCATGCGCAACCTGGCGGCATACTCGCCTTCTTTGTCGTCGCAGATTAGCGCCAGGCCTTTCGCCTTCCATACGCCCTGCTGCTTGCGCTTCAGTAGCTGCGTTGCCAGATATTCCGAATAGTCATAGTCAAGAATCGCTTTAATGATCGACTTGTTCAGCACCGAACCACCAGCGCCCTTGTTTAGCTGGCGCACCTTATTGGTTACTCGCTCGCCGTCGATGTAATGCATACGGGTATAATGCACCTTGAACGGTTGACCGCCGTTTAGCGGCTTCACCTCGTACATTTTAGGCTTTCCGAATCGTGGGCTTCGTGGGCTGGTTTCCTCCTCTGCGACGGAAACGGAATCATGGTCGTAAACAACGATAGATTCGAGTGGCTTACCACGCTTCGCTGCCGAAGTCAACGCGCGACCATCGTTAACCATCGCCAGGACGTAGGAGCCACCATACAGCCGCGCCCAGCAAAGAGCATCGGTGATTTGCGGCTCCAGATTTAACCCGTCCCATTCTGATTGAAACTTGGTGTTATCTGAAATGCCGTTTAGCTGGAATCCGGGAGCGACCATCTCTTCCGGAATCACGTCAACGATTTTCTTCGCCATGCCGTTTTCATGATAGAACTCTTCAACCTGCGACATTGTTCCAAATCTAGCCGCGATAGACGCGAGGGTTGACGCATAACCAGCGCCACCATTAAAGATTTGATTATAGTCGTCCATCTTAATGTTATTCATATTTCAACCTTGTTTAAGTGTGGGCCGTCAGGCCCACATTATGTATTAGCGACCCAGCTTTTTCAATCCCGCAAGGCGTTTCATTCGCTCCACAGGATCGTCGCTCAGGTTCATTTCCAGGTTTGCGGCGTCAAACACGTTGTCGCAAATATCATCGTGTGGATGAGAATCGTCATATGTAAACGCGCTCATCTCCGCCTCAAGCTCTGCAACGAATGGGTGATTGTCCGGCAGCACGACACGCCCACCCTTGATGATTGGTTGCGCATCCATAGCGCGAGTGACCTTATCTTTATCGCGCTGCACCGGGACGATCTCGCCCATGCCGTTTACCGCCTTCGTTAAATCCTGGATTAGACCCGTACCGCTCGCCTTGTCTTCGATGTAGATCCGGCGAAGGTTTCCGCACTCCTTGTTCCGACGCCAGCACTGCTTGATGAATGCTTCGGCCTGCACGCGGAGATCTGGCGCTTCCCACTTGCCGCGAATACCGTCAATGAAGTAGACGCGATCCCGGTACTTGCCCCAATAGCACATTACGGAGTAGTCGTTTAGCTCCTTGACCTTCTGCGCGGTGTCCGCCGTGATGAACGTATATTCGAACTTGTCCGGGCGCGGCTCGTGCGCCTTGTCGGAATCGCCGTAATAGCGCCACCACTCCGACTTGAACACGTTACCACCCAGGGCGATTGGCTCCTGCTGATACTGCGAAAGGAACGTATAAAGATCGGCTTCGCGTAGCGCAACCAGGTTCTCGATTGATTCGTTCTCCTCCCAAAATGACCAGTATTCCACGCCGTCAATGACCACAGACGGGCCAGAAAGCACGTCGCGTTCGAACTCAGGTCGCAACCAGTCAGGGAGTGACTCGCCATATTCACGCGTAACCATCGCCGGAATAACAATGCGATCGAAGTCGATGGCCATCCCTCCGCTCATCATGAACCAGGTTGCATCCTGCGCGTGCAATCGCTGCTGCACGGAAAGGATTGGCGTTTCGTCGCCCTTCTTCTTCTTCGCTCGACGGGATCGAATGGTGTTTTTCAGTAGTACGTGGTTTTTCTCACGCTTCACCTTCGAGAACATGTCATCGGGTTTGTCGATATCATCCAGCGCGATAAGGCCGCTGAATCCCGGCGTCATGTACCCGCCACGCTTACCGACGATTTGGCCGCCGGACGAACGGGAGACCATTTCCAGCCTTACGCGGTCGTTATCGTCCATAACCTGAAATTCATCGATCTGCTTGCGCCCGAACTTTGATGGCCATAGCTCCTGCCACTCGCCAGAAGAGAAAATCTTAATCACGCGATCCGAGTTGCCTTTTGACAGGGCGTCACCCTGCGAGATCTGAAGGTTTCGAACCTTGCGGCATTTAAGATACGCATACGGCGCGAGGTGGATTGAAAACACCTCCGTCTTTGTGGAGCCTGGCGCAACGTTAACGATCGTGCTCTTGCGCTTCCCGGCGATAATTTCATCAACCGTGTGGCAAAAGTAGGAGTGATGCCAGTTCCACATTAGCTTTTCGCCCTGAATGATCTGGAACCAGATCTTCAGGAATAGGGAAAAGTTGCGCGTACTCAGCGCCTTAATTGCCAGCTTATCGGCTGGCGACAGGTCTTCCCAAATGATCATTTCGTTCATATCTGACCCTTACAGCTTATCAAGAATATTGTTCACTGCCTTCTCCAGCTTCTCTTCGGTGATCTCGTTCTTATCCCCGGCGATAGCGTCGATGTTCAGCACTGGCGGCTTATCGATCCCCATCTCTTTTCCGACGAAAGAAGCGTTAATCATGCCGACGGCAGCAAGCTGAAATTTCTGCTCATAGATCACGGAGTCGATGAACTCCATGACGGGAGCATAGTTGGGATCGTGACGGTAGCGCCCAAGCGTTGACTGGTTCACGCCGCAAAATAGGCTTAACCCTGTGAGCGTAAAAATGCGCGGCTTGTTCACGCCCCACTCGTTAACGTCGCCCTGGAACGTTGCCGTCTCCGCAGCCTTGATTGCATTATCTTCTGCCCACTGAAAGTAACGTTTGGCGATATCAAAAAATTGTTCCGGCGTCATCTCTGCCGTGCGCCCCAGCACTACGCCGAACTCCTTTTCATATAGCGCTTTAAAGTTGCCTGCAAAGTGCGATTTCGTTACGCGTTTTCTACGTTCTTCAGACATTTTCTATCCTCCTTCTATGTTGACTTGCGAGTATATCAGATTGCGGGCATAAAAAAACCCGCCGAAGCGGGTTGTTGTATCATATCAGTTTGTTTCGCCGATTCAGCGTTTTCTGGAGTTTCACGAACGGCTCGCAGTCAACATACGGAAGCGGCGAAAAAGCAATTCGTTTTGCGATACCATCCGGATCGCCAATTTTTTCCCAACGTGCTGTTTTCTTATTGTAGAACATGGCGGCGAAGGTGCCTTCATGTACCCGCTTTGAAAGTCGCTCGACAAGGTGAGCCGCGCCAACATGATAGCCTATGAACAGCATTAACAGTGCAATAAACAGAGTTAACATTGATTGATTTCCCTTATGTAGTTGATGTTGATTTTGTGAGTATCCAGATTAACGCCGGATCTCTTTTTTGCTTTCTCCACCGCGTCGGCGGTGTCGTTCGCCTCAAGTGTCATGCTGAACTCTTGAATGCAGGATTTGCAAAAACCACCCATTTTTCTTGCTGTGAGCATGATTTTATATTGCATCATAACCCCTATGTAAACGCCCCTAACCGGGGCCAGGCTTGCGGATATTTACCGCCTCTTGTGTCTACGTGGTTCAAGTTACCCGGTCAGCGCGATTGCGTCAATAGGTCACTGAATCGTTTGCTTGTTTTTTATTCATACTCACCATCCCTGCGACCGAATCGGCCCTCCAGGTAGCCAGCTATCCAGATAAACTGCCCACGAGTAACCAGCGTGTTGATTTGCGACCAGTGTTTGTCGATCATCTTCGCGGCGACCTGATCGTAGGTCTTTTTATCCTTCTTGATGGCATCTTTGGTTTCTGTGGCCATCTGCTTTGCCACTTGCTTCACGGCGTTATACTGCGCTTCATTCAGTCCGAACATTTGGCCTTCTCCCATTCTACCCAGGTTCCGCGAGCAATGAACACTTCAACCCGCAGCGGACTATTGAAGTTTTTGTAGATGAAGATGAACCCTTTTCTGCTGTCCGTCTCCACCTGCGTAACCGGGAACGCCAGCGGCTTGATTTCGTCGACAGACTCACTCATACAGATACCTGTAATCGTTGCGCCAATCGGCATATCTTCGACTTTTGAGTATTCAGGCATACAATCGCACTCCTTAAATTTGCGCCCGCCAGAATGGCTTACAGGCGCTTTAAACGGTATTCGATTTCGTTAATTTTTTACGTGGTGGCAAGGTTCGCCATCTTTGACCTCGCCCCACGCCCGGCGCTTGTTCCGCTCCAGCTTTTCCGCCACCGCTTCAGCCAACTGCTCATCGCTGAATCCGGCGCGGCGGGTTGCATCCCATACCAACATGAGGATATCGGCGAACTCGCTAATGTCATCAGGCGCTTCTGCGGCCTCAATCGCCTCTTTCGCCAGGTGTTTGAGCGGCCCGACTGGCCCAACGTCGCCAAACTGGCGATCCGACCATTCCGCGTGCTACTCCCGAATATTGGTGAACGGGTCTACCTTCACTTCCGGCTCCGCCCGCAGGCATTGAAAGTCGCTACACGTCTTCGGGTTGTGCTGCATCTCACGCAGGCTCGCTAAAGCGCCGTTGATATCCATGCCTTCCGGCCAGTTCACCTTGAACGCTTCAGGCTTGCGGAAATACTCGACAAGATCACCACCAAGAACGGTTTGCTGCATAATCGCCTGCTCTTTGGTGTCACAGATGAGGCGGCGCGATTTGCGCCCCTCGTTGGTTCCGATAGTGTAGGTCAGCACCCAAATTTTGTTGCTCATTCTTCGATCACCTTATATTCGCCTTCGTTAAGCTCGAACCAGTCTGACGGTTTGACCTCGCCGAACTCCTCAGAGTTATAATGCTTGCCAGCCTGCGCCCAAAGGAATCCGCCTTCGTATGCCTCGCAGGTGAAGCGGTCGCCTTCTTTGATTCCCGCCCACTCTGCTAAAGTTGGTTCATCTTCGGCGTTGCGGATGTTCGGGTTAATGATCTCGACCACCACAAGGCCCAGGAATTTTTCAGTTTTTGACGGGTAAGGGATTTGCATCTTGTTAGCTCCTGATTGGTTTGCTTCAATAAGGCCACTATATCAAATGGCCTTTCGGAAGTTTTAGCAATTCGTGCTATTTTGCGGGCTATCCATTTTGGCACCCAAGCGCCATCTTACCACTTAAAATTGCGGGAAATGATCACGCTGCCAACGGCGGAAAGTGTAATCCAGGGCCAGCACAACACAGGATAAAGATCGTCTTTGTCATTGGAATCAGCAGATTTCAGGAAGGCTCGCATGAGTAAACAGCCACACGCATACAGGGCCAGAACAAGAACCGCCAGGGCAATAATTGCGTAAATCATGATGTTTTTCCTTGTCTTTGGTGGGGTAGCCATGCAGCAACCCCGGTTAGTGTTTGTGGTTCGTGCTATTGCTGGAGCTTTGCGAAGGCGTCGGCCATCATGCGCAAAACTCGCGCGTGATCTTCAACGTCATAGCCAGATTCGCTGCGCATGATTTCCAGAACCTTCTCGATCTTGGCGTGCGCCGCCTGAAGTTCACCAGTCAGGAAAGCAACCTGTTTTTCAAGCTCCGCGATTCGTGAGAATGGTTCGCGCATGAATGATTCGCACGAGGCATCACTCAGCGCCCAATCGATCCCGGCGCGAATGACGGCTTTTAATAGCGGGTCGTCGTCTTTGGCAAAGTTGTCGGACGGGATCAGGTGTATGATTTGTGTGGTGTTCATGGTTAAGCTCCATCGCTTGTTAGTGTGGGGATAGTATGCACCATCCCCGGACGTTCGTTTTAGCAATTCGTGCTATCAAAGGGCGTCTAATTCCGCCTCAATGAATTCGTACCACTCGTGGCCGTTTACGGGATCGTGTTCTGTGCCATGCAGCCAGTCCGTATGCACGGAACAGAATTCGCCGGATTTGTTGAAGTAATAGTCGGCCCATGACCGCGCCCAATCGCCTACGCCAGCGAACGTGCCGAACTTGCGGATGCAAGCATCGGTGTAACCGCGCTCCTTCGCAATGCGCTTCAGTGCGCGAACCAGCAACTTGCGCTGCGACGCCTTCGATACTTTCCGCAGGTGGAAAAGCGCGTTTTCCGGCTCTCCACCAACACGGATGGTCAAGTCTTCGTCGGTGTCCAGCGGGTTGACGATGAATTCGTTCAGGTATCCGCCACGGATTACGTGCACTGTGCCTAGCGGTTCGTGCACCTCGACGGCATCGAATACGCAGCCGATAAGGCGGCTTTCACGTTCGCGTGCCGCATTGACAACCATGAGCTTGATGGTTTTCATTAGCGGATCTCCTTCACCTGGTGGGATTCGAGAAGGTTGGTTACTTCACGGATGCCGCAGTCTTCGAATTCCTCTTCGGCCCCTGCCGCCACTCTTAACCTGGTGAACCCGGCGTCATCGTCGATTGCGACTTCAATAACCTGATCGCTCGAAAGCTCGATGTATGCACAGCCGTAGGAATTTAGTTCCTCCAGCAGTGCGATTAAATTATCGTTCATTGCGTTGCTCCTGATTGGGTTGTTTCACTTCAGTAACGCCACTTTATCAAATGACGTTACGGCAGTTTTAACAAAAAGTGCTATTCTTTTTCGCCGCTGAACGCTGCACGATATCCACGGAGAAAGCCGTTAATCTCAGAGAGGCGGCTTACCCCGATGATAATGCAAATAGTTCCGATCGCTCCAACGGCGCTACCGTCTTGCAGTAGAAGTCCGCCAATAAACAGCATCCAGTATGGTACTTTTTTCATACTTTCACCTCAAATAAAACGTTGTTTTCGTATGGCCTATTGGCGTACATTGCGATCTTTTCGTCCGGCATACGGCAGGCTGGACAGAATTCTTCGTCCTCCGTGGTTCCATGGTCGTCCTGCAAAATCCACACTTCATCAAGGCCGGGGCCGAACCTGGCGCTGTACTCGCGGCCAGGTGTGAAATAGGTGGATAGCGGCGAATAGCCAGCGTGCGTGCAAATTACTTTTACCGTTTCCATTAGTAGATCCCGTTAGTCCAAACGTAGCCGTGTTCGATTATCTCGCGCGGCTTAACCTTCTTCGGCGCTGGATTTACTCCGTCTCCGCCAGTGTAGAACCCTGTTCCATACGTGAAATGAACCTGCTTTGCGAACAGTCCGCCGCTTGCCTGGATGTAAAGGCGGTTGCGCATGGCCAGGCCCCTAAGCGTGTTGACCTGCTCGATTGGGTCGCCTTTTACCTTCGAGATCTTGCACATTACTGGCTTTTCGCCAAATTGCCCGGTTAAGCAGTGGCGATCGAAGTCTGATAAACGTATCATCCATACACCTCAAAGCTGATTTGCGAAGATATGCCAGTCGTGATCTTCTGGCGTGCGTTTCATTAGTTTGTGCGCCTTGCGTGCCATGCGCTTATAGTCGCGGGCGGTAAGTTTCGTTGGGTCGGCAACGAACGATTCGACAATCAACCCCTCGTAATGGTATTCCGGCTGCCATTCCCGATGGGTTCGCCACTCGCTGAAAGTGGTTAGCGGGAGGACGGAATGCAAGTCACTGTGAAGGTGCTCCCCTCGCTCGCCGTAATGGAAAGCTCCGCGCATTTTGCCATCATTGCCTACGTGCAAAAGGTGAATGCGGCTTTTCTTTCCTTCGAAGTTTGTTCCGACGATGGCTACAACTGCATTTTTGATGGTCTGTTTCATTGTGAATCTCCGTTGTTTGGTGTGTGGCCATTATGCCCGATCCTCTGACCGGGCGTTTAGCAAAACGTGCTATTCAGAAGCCTAGCGCCTGGCGCTCCAGGTATGCCAGGCCGGGGAAGCTGAATTTTGTTACATGGCACGAGCCGCCTACATAGCCGGAAATGCTAATGTTCCCGAACTCAATCTCAATGCTGATAATCTTCATGTCCATGCTGAAGGCGTACATTGCAAGCGCACGATGCGCCCGCGCAAGGAATTCGAATTGATTCATTTAAAGATCGCCCCTTTGATTTTGTTCCAGAAAGCGAATGGTTGACGCTGCGGTTTCAGTTCCACGATATCATGATCGTAGAATCCGCGATGTTTACCGCAAAGAATCGGCTGCACACCATCCGTTACCATGTCGCCAATAAAGAACCACTTTCCTCCATCCATGAAGTACAAGCCGTGGCATACACCAGGCGCCGCATGAGTGGCGGTATCTGGCAGGCTGTATACCCTGCCGCGAGATTTGAATTGCTGCATTGTACTGTCCCCTTGCATAATTGGGTAGTTAATCGACTTCGTGATAATTATGCCCGGCGCGTTGACCTGGCGTTTAGCTATTCGTGCTATTTCAGGGCGCGAAGGTCAATCTTCGATTTTGCCCAATCAGGAAAGCGACCCATTGACCCGATTTGGTCTAGCTTGTTTCTGGCTTTGCCCTGGTCGCTCCAGGCGTCACCCTGGTCTCCAATAATGCGAACCTCTTCGGCGGTCGACTCATATGCCCAAATCGCCCCGTCGGCATCAATGGCGATCGTGTTTGCCCAAATCGGCACGTCAATCGACCGCGCGTCGTCGGGGTCGGGAATATTAAGCTGGAAGGCAACAACCCTCCTCTTCTTGAGGGTTGCCACCACTTGCTTTCTTGACTTGATTTCGTGAATCACCTCGTTCTCCTTACATGAACATCCCGGCCAGGCGCAGGCGGTTGATGATACCGTCACGTTTGGCGCGGAGGTCGTCGTAGTAGTCTTCCAGTTGAGCATCCCATGACGGCAGGTCAAGCATTGCATTCATCTCATCGCAGACCACTTTAAGCGCGTTGAAGTTCTTCTCGACGGCGCGACGGTGGGCTGCTGCGTTCAGTTCGTTGTTGTGGTTGCCAATCATGTTTTTTGCTCCTCTGTTTCGATGGGGTAATAATAACAAATTACCCCGATCGAGTTTTAGCAAAAAGTGCTATTCGTGCTTTTTGAACTCGTGAACCTGGTTCCCGCCGGAATGGTCTTCAATATCCACTCGGTCGCAGGTCACGTAAAAGCCTCGAATGACGGTGAAGCGCCACTTGCCTAACCAGTGGAAGTATACGCCGTGCTCGCTACCCTGGACGGCTTTGGTTGATGAGTATGGGATCGGCATCCCGGCAAAGGTGCGAAGTTTTGTTGTTGCTGAAAATCGTGGCATTGCCAATCCTCCTGGCGTGAGCCGTGCTTATGGTGGGGATACAGCGCCACAGGAGCGGCGCTATTGTGATTATTTGCCATGGCGTGCAAGGTAGCGCTCTTTGAGCTTCTGCCAGTGCCAGCGCATGACGTGTTCGTTATGGTAGTTGCTGGTTGAGTATGGATTCTTCTTGCTCATCCTTATCTCCCGGTTGCTTACTTGATACGAACTTCAACGTCAATGTCGGACTGCGGCGCGAAGAGTTGGGCCTTGCCATTAACGCGAATGGTAAGGATGTTCGCCTTGCTATCTGCTGCGAGAACCAGGCGGAACTTGCCAGAAAACTTGACCATCATACCCGGCTTGACTTCGCTCATCTTGATAACCTTATCCATCTTCATCACCTCGGTTCGTTGTCGATGGGGAGATAATACCCGATCTCCCTGACCGGGTTTTTGCAAAAAGTGCTATTGCGGATAGTCGAGGCTAATGATGTTATCCGACTCATCGGCCATCATGGCCAGGACGTTCGATGCACCGATGAACTCCGGCTTCGTCACCGCTTCGCCCGTCTCGGTGATATGCTGAATGTAGGATTGAGAATCCGGGAGATATGACATTAACAGCAAGTCGGCTGTAACGCATTCCAGGGAGGTTGGATTCTCGCCGTCCGATGCACTGGCGATGGCTGCGATAACCTCCTGCTCGTCGATTGGTGTGTCGCCCATGCGCATAGGTGCCGCCGGGTCGTTTTGGTCTGGATATAGTTTCATGGTTATTCTCCTGTGATTTTGGCTTTCAGCGACATTGTGTAACCTTTGTAAAGCAGTCCTTTCGGCATCACTTCGTCAATGATGGCAAGGATTCTTTCCCGCTCAGAGATAGCGCCCTGCCGCCTGTATGCCTCAGCCTCCAGGTTTGAGCCAGTCATTGCGTCGAACTCGGTAAAGACGGAGATTAACCCCGCCCCCAGGCTCACGCGTAACACCTCGCCCGGTTCCAGTAGTTTCAGCAACGGCCTGCGGAAATGGTTGTCGACCGGGTGAACGCCGAACTTCTCCGCGAACTCCTCCGCCGTCATCTGGATACGCCGCCCGCCATCCAGGAACATGCGCCGGATCTCGGATGAGCGGTTGCCAGTGAATGTACCTTCCGACTTCGAGGCTTCCTGGCTCAGTCCGGCTGGCCTGGTGGCGTCACCAAACGTGATAGATTGCAGCCATTCATGGTAAGCGGCTTGTTTTTCTGCGTCGTACCGCATCCACTCGGACACGTCGACTTCTTCGAACTCATAGCCTTTATATTGCATTTGTGTTTCCCCCACATTTACGGCGTTTGGTAATGTTTCGGAAGGTGATAATACAGGCCGCAGGCCTTGCCGTCAAAGGGTTTCGGCGTGTTTGGTAAGATTTGCTGTCATCCCCTATATATCCATATATACATTTTTCGCGGCGGAACATCTAAAAAATTATGGCTTGCGCAAGAGGAATCCATAACCTCCCCGGAGAAATCTTACCAAACATATATATAGATAAAGAGTAATAATAATAATATGTATGTATATCATATACTTATCTATCTATTATGGGCTTATGTTGGTCAATTTTTGCGCAGATTTTAGGTAAGATGATTCCGCCCACACACTACCACACGACGTAAATGTTGGCGAAACACACCTTGCGCTTTTGCTGGCTTCGATCGGCAAATTGCGTGCATGGTGCATACATTTATGCAATTCGTTGCAAATCATGAAACACTCAAAAAATCGTTGCACAAAATGAAACAATCAAAAGCAATCATGATTCGTCAAAACTAATCACCAGGGAATCAGGTGCAATCACCATCTATTCCACTATTCCGAATCGGTGGAATAATCAGCAATCGCAGGAATAGCATTTTTTGTTAAAAACCACCCGATCGGCTTTGCTATGATGACTTCAACGAAACGAATTGAGCCAAAGGGGCTAAAGCTATGAAACTTCAACGCGAATCAATCAACCTGGGCAGCGAGTATAACGGCAAGTGGAACTTCGTTATCATGGATAGCGACGCCGACAAGATCGAAGCGGTTGAGGAAGCGTTATGCGAAATGGCCACTGGCTTCTCTGTAGGCGGCGAAGAGAAAACCTGGGGCGACTACTGCGACCAATGCCCTTGCTATGATGATGGGTATGGCTCCGGCTTCTGGATTCCGGTCGAAGATGTTCCGGCCTTCAAAGAGGCGTACAAGGCAGCGAAGAAAGCAGTGAAATAAGCACGAATTGCTAAACGCCGGGACGAAAGGCCTGGTATAGTTAACCCATTGAAACCAGTCAGGAGATTAACCATGAAAGCATTTGCGGATGTAATCGTCGGGGATAAAATTCAATATGGCGCAAGCGATTTGTTCCGTACCGTAACCGATATCGAGAAGGGTCGCGGCGTCAACGGGTTTACTGTCTTCGTGGTGCTCGACGGCGTTGCACGCTTTGCGGTTGACGCTCGCGATTGGGTTTTCTGCATCGAGAAGGGCCAGGTATGAGAAAACGGCGGGCCGGGGGGGTGGTTTGCACCTGCGATGCTTACTCCTTCCCTCATCGAATGTTCGGCGGTTCATGCAACGGGATCGCCATTGTCATTGCCAGCGTTGGCGGTGCGGAGTGCCAGCATTGCCAGCTACTGAATAACGGGGCGTGCGAGGTGCTGGCGGGTATCGAGAACCCGATCGAATGCCATTACGTCGCCGACTTCATCCACCGAAACGAGGTTAAAATATAATGCGAACAGTTACCATTTCGAACAGCTTTTCCTACATCATCGGATCGCCTGAAGAGCGTATCAAGTCAATCCGCGACAAGGCGACCAATGACGTTACCGACGCCTTCAGCGCTGCGGCTAAAGCTGCGATCACGTATTACTACGGTCGTGGCCCGGAAGAGTTCAGCGCAGAAAGCGCACCTTTCCTGGTGGTCAAAAAGGAAGGCGGTCATGTATGGCAAATCAACGACAAGCAGACTGGCGAGTTCATTTTCGGATCGGTTCCGTGCCGGGTCGGAAGCAACGATGTTACCATCCAGAAACTCGGCGATCTCGAACCTCGCGTTCAGCGCACGATCTACATTAGCCAGGATTACGCGACCTGCGTTCCGGCATAGCACGTTTTGCTAAACCAACATGGCGGGATAGTGGCATACTATCCCAACACCAACAAAACGAAGGAGCTACACAATGAACCATCCGAAGACTGATTCCATTCTCGCCGTCCTGAACGCGCATGGCCGCGTCGTTCTCCGCATGAACCGCGCCTCCGGCTTCACTCAGATCACGATCACGAAGTCGAAGGGCCGTTACATCATCGGGACGGTTCCGGGCGGTCGTCTCGTTCAGTCCTCCCTGGCTGGCGTTACGCTGACGCTGGAATCTAACAGCATGTTCATTGAGGCGTGGAAAGCATGAAAGACAAGGTTATTTACTGCATGTTCGACGGCTCCGGCATCATGGGCCTGCCGTGGGCCATCAAGGGATGCAAGGTGTACTGTTTCAATGCCGACTCAGGCGACCACGGAGAATACAGCATTCGAATGGTTCACCCCAATATCCAGTATGTTAACATTTGGATTGACAAGGATTTTGACGCGAAGCGCTTAATTCTTGGTATACCAGATCCCGACTTCATTTTTGCGTTCCCGTCATGCACGCTGTTAGCGCATAGCGGCATCAAGCACGTAAGGCAGGATAATGACGTGCTATCCGCCGCAGATGATGCGAAGATGGTCGAACGCCTGGGCAACGAGTATGGTTGCCCCTGGATGGTTGAAAATCCGGTAGGCAAATTGTCGTCACTATGGCGCAAGCCGGATTTCTATTTTCACCCGCGCGACTTCGGCGGCTATGTTTCCCCGGATGAGCCTGTTTGGCATCCAAAGATGCCCCATTGCGATAATTACACGAAGAAAACGTGCATTTGGCACGGAAACGGATTTGTCGAGCCGAAACGACTTTCCCCGCCGGATGGAGTCGATGGCGTAGACTTCTTTTGGGCCTGGAAGTTTTTGGGCGGCAGGTCGGAAAAAACAAAAATGCTGCGCTCAATTACCCCGCGAGGTTTTGCCCGCGCCGTGTTCCAGGCGAATTATCGAGAATAGCATTTTTTGCTAAAACTACCCGGCAAAAGTCGGGTAGCATTACACCCATCGAAACGCAACGGAGAAAAGCAAAATGAAAATACTCCTCGTGATACTGTCAACGGCCCTGTCTATGACTGGCGCGGGTGGTTTTATCTTTTCCATCATGATGTTAGTTTCTGCTGGCATTATTGATATTTACCATCACAAAACAATGATTGATTTAAGGGTGAATCGCATTATCAGCGAAATAGAAAGCGCCTGCGAAACAATCAAAATAAGGGTGATTGAAAAATGATATCTCAAAAGCTCGCCGAAGTATGCCGCGAAGTTCTCAGGATGAATAACGGCGGCGCAACCCTGACTGCGATGCAAAATAAAATTGAGTCGCACGTTGGTTTTAAGTTGGGTTGCAAAAGCAAGGCTGACTTTCTGGATCTGGTTAATCTGTATGTTGAGATGGGAGAAAGAAAATAAGATGGCGAAGTCAATCAAGATTAAATGCACGTCAAGCCGCGCTGTTAATATACATGAAAATAACCTTTATTCCGCCCGCGTCGACGATGAAGGCAACGTATCGATGATGGTATATAACAGCGCCGAAATGAAGAAGAAGCGCGTTATTTTGTCGGTCGGCGTGAGCGGTGAGTTGTTTATTGCTGGCGCTGGTGGCCCGGTGGTTGCGACGTTCATCGAACTCAAAACCAAAACGCTAAAATGCGTCGGCCTTGACCATAGCAACCCGATGAAAAAATCCTTCAGCGTCGGCAAGCGCTACCAGGTGGAAAGCGGTCGTGCGCTCGGTTCGGTTGCTGGATACATCTTCGACCGTGACGGATGCCGCTGGACGCTTTACCGCGAGGAGGTCGGCTTCAGCGTATCGGACGGAACGACGTTCGAAGCAAAATACCTGTAAAGGGTTCGGGGCCGTGCGCCCCGATAATCCAAGCGCGTTTTTCAAGCGTGTTTAGATTATCACTGGATCTCGGATTTAATACGGCTTATGATTAGCCGAACGATTAACCAATCAGGAGTAAGGGCATGTTTTTAAATGACCGCGTATCACCGCAAGATATTATCGCCATCGCAGAAAGGGAGGGTATCAGTCCTCTGCGTGTTGCGATTCGTGCGAACGGGTATCGTGACTCCGTTTCATTCTGGCCAAAGCCAAAAGATATCGACGCAAACGCGGATAAGTACCCAACGATCTCTATCGCCAACGATTATGATATTGTCGGCAAGCTGGCGCTAAATGCCGCCCGATCTGTTCAGTTCCCGGAATCATCAGCTTACATGCACTTTCTCGGAACTGTGTCCGCCGCGATGATGGGTCGCTTTTGGGTCGAGTACCACGGCAGCGAGCAACCGACAACGCTTTACGTTATCACGTCGCAGCCGCCTTCCGCTGGTAAGTCTGCAATTAACTCGCTGGCCATCGATCCTATTGTCGCCGAAGTAGAACGCATTAACGAGTCTCGCAAGAAAGAGCGTAAGAAAATCATGGCGAAGCTGTCCGCCAACAAGCAGGCGCTCAAAGGGGAGTTATCGCAATCTGATATGGTGAAACTTTTCGAAGACCGTGACGAACTTGAGGAGAAGCTAGAAAAATTGTGTGACCTAACTTTCCCGGTATCCGATACCACCCCGGAGGGTCTGGCGAAGATTAACAACCGCCAGGGGAACTTTGCCGTTATTTCCGATGAGGCGACGGCGGTTAACAGCCTGCTAGGGATCACGTATGGCAACGATGGCGGCAAGAAGACGAACAGCGAACTTGTTCTCAAAGCATGGGATAAGGGGCATGTATCGATCGCACGTTCCGACGTTAGCAACAACATGTCATTCGTTGCTTTGGGCTGTATTTGCGTAATTGCCCAGGATGAGACCATCGACGCCATCATGCAGGCTGGTTCTCGCGGGATCGGGGTATCCGAACGCTTCCTTTTGGTTCGTGAGCAAACCCGCTTGGGTGAACGCGTGTTCATCGACGAAAACGGGAATTCGACCTATGAGCCGATCGACCAGTCACTGAAGGCAGATTACTTCCGGCTGATTCACGATATTATGAGCGAGTCGAACATTAAGTTGCAGGTTACTGACGCGGCAATGCGTAGGCTGAACAAGGCCCGCCAGGAGTTAGAACCGGAGTTAGGCGACGGCGGCAAGTATTCGCATACAATGCTTCGCGGAGCGATGGGTAAGTTTGATAAGCAGGTAATGCGTCTGGCATCCGTGCTTCACACGATCCGGAACTGGCAACCAGGCGGGAAACGCTCGAAGAAGATCGACACTGCAACCATTGACGAAGCGATCATCATGTTCCATGAGTTGAGCAAAACTTACTTGTCATCGGCTGACTCTTCCGGGTTCGCTGGCGAAGGTGCGGAGATTAAAGCTGTGTATGACGTTATCGCCAGCCGTGGCAAACAGGCGAAAGGCGTTATGACCGTACAGGGCATTTATAACGCCTGCCGTAACCTGAAGATCTTCAAAGGTCAGTCCGGGGTAAGCAAAAAGATTAAGGAACGATTGTTGCCGAAGATGGAGGAGTTGGGCTTTATCTGCGTGATTGATTCCGAAGTGTTCATCAACCCGTCGTTCATGAGGTAATGAATGTTCATTCTTGACGTTTACAGGTTCTGCGAATCTCGCCGGGAATTCACCCGGCAGGATTTTGCGAAGTTCGTTTACATGCACCGCGAAGTGCCTCGACTGGCAAAAGCTGCCAACGTGTCGCAACGTATGTTCGCCTCAATGGTTTCTAAGGAGTTTTTAGCGCGAAGCTATACGAATGGATACCTTGACGGAAAAAACGGCGCTGTGTGGTGTACAGGCCCGGATAACAGGGAAATAGGATTTGATTTCCGGTCGTTAGAAGGGATGGATAGCAGATATATGTGGGAGATGATGCACATTGACCAACTCAGTGATGAACAGCTTTTCGGGAAAGCAGGTGGAAGATCTGATAACGGAGGTTCACAGGCTTGTTTGTGTGAAACAGATCACACCAGAAAATTACTTGCGTGCCGCGCTCATCTTGCTCTATCAAGGAATGGCCGCAACCAACACGGTTGAGCATGGGCTTAACGATGAAGACGGAGTAGCGCTATTGCACGTCAAGCGGTACATATAGAAAAAGGGGCATTACGCCCCTTTGTTTTTTCGTTCACGCCAAAGACCGAACACCCCGATCGCCAACATCGCCAGCCCAACACCACCAATCAGCCACGGAATCAGGCTTCCGCTTTCATCATTCCGGATCTCGATCTTGTCCGCCGTGATCTGGTTGGCGTGAATGCTGGAGGTCGTTACAGATTTCTTGTTCGACGTGTCAACCTTCCCTACCGCCGACTCCTTAAACGTGGTCTCCTGCTTGCTCGACGTGTCCGTTTTGTTCGTCACGCCAACCGCCTGTTTCACGTTCTCCGCGCCAACTTGCGCCGTCATATCAGGCTTGCTGCCCACCAGATCGGAAAGGATCGGGACGCTTGACGCGCAACCGGAAACGATGGCAACCGCCCACACGATAAAGCCGATAGCCAAAGCTCGCTGAAAGTTTAATGTGCTCATTTCAGATCCTTAATGCATAGTTGATATTCCTGAACCCGGCGATTATACAAGCCTTTTGACTTCTCCATTTTACCCGTCTTCGGGTTGCGGTAGTACGTCCATCGATATAGCTGCTCGCACGCCTCGCGCAATCGGCCCTGGTTCGTTAATTTCAGCATGGTGCTGCCAGAATATGCGCCGCCGCCAGCGTTGAACGTAAAGCTGTACATAGACGCCCTGAAGGTGTCCGGAACATTGACTTTGATTTTGCTGTCAACGGTTCGCTTCGCCACCTGGATATGCTTAGTTAAAAGCGCGTCGCACTCTGACCGGGTATAGGTTTTGCCTTTGATAACGTCCGGGCCTGTGATGCCTTCGCATACTGTCGGTACGCCAGCGATATCTGTATAAACCTTGTATTTTGTATCCTCCACTTTCGGGAGGAACGCGACCGCGATCGCCATCGCCGCCGCGAAAGTAAGCCGCGTTTTCATTCCCATTTTATTTGCTCCTAATCCTCAATGCCTCTTTAATGTCGCCAGAATCAATGGCTTCCCGGATGGCTTTTGAGTCTTTCCACTTCAGCCATGTGCCGATTGTGCCAAATAAGATCATGAAAAATAAGCCAATGGCAGCGATAATTAATTGCCCGGTTGCAGATCCCGCAAGAGCAACACCACCGCTGCTATTGGTTGCCGCGTTGATGAATTCCCGCATGATATGCAACCTCTGTTAGTTAAGTGGTGAGGTGATGATATATGCATTAGGCCAAATTAAGAACAAAAAAAAGGAAGCCTATCAAGGCTTCCAATCGTTAAGGTGGTGATAATAAAGGCATTAACTTTATAATTTTAATGCAATATCTGAAACCATATCAAGAATTTTTTGCGCGTCGTCTTCCGGCTCGCCAGTGGTCATATCAAAATCTAGTTCATGGTAAGTGTCGCAAATCAGATCCGGGCGTCGAATATGCTTGCGGCTATCACCCTCAAAGGTCATGCCGTCACGATGGAGGCGGACGACAAACACGTTAAGCGCCTCATGCGACGCGACGTGCTCCACCTCCTCATCGAATCCGCCGTCGCTGACGATGCAGTTAAACGGCGAAGTTAGCGCCGAATTGCAAAGCAACTTTCCGAACTGCTTTTTGCCCAGGGTCGGCTTGACGAAATTTTCGCTAATGTGAATCATGAATTCACGCGGAGAACGGTCGCCCAAAAAATCGCACTTCACCTCTTTGCGCTTGCGGTCGTGGTATCGGACGGCGAAGCGAGCAAAATCAGCAGACCCCAGCACAGCACGAGCAATGGCAAACATCGGCTCCTTGAAACTAAGGATCTTGTATTCCCACTTCCGCGAGATGATTTCCGCGATAGTGTCTTTTCCGATCCCCGGAGCTCCATTGAGGATAATTACATTTTTCATTTGTCTACTCCGTGAGATTTTAAATGATCTTGAATATTATCTCCGTAGTCGCATACCTGGTAAGTCGTAATACCCAGGCCGCGCAAGTGGGCAATAACATTTGGGGAATCATCCCATGCCGCAACAATGCGATCAAGTCCGATTTTGCGTAACTCCTCCTCCTTGATTACCGTGTCTTTACGGTTATCGCTGGCGCGGCGCATGATTAGACTGTCATATTTCACCCCGTAGCGGTCAAGCCAAATCATTGTTTCTGTCTTCACCTCATCGGATCGGCCAGTCAGGATAACAACCGTCATTCCGGAGCGATGAAGCGCATTCGCAACATCAATGGTACTTTGGATTGGGCTGTCGCCAATTGATGCACCATTAAATTCACTCCAACTTTCTGTAAGATGGAGATCCTTTTTCGGCAGCAGGTGCAAGCGGTGGGTTCCGTCGGAAAGCGTGCCGTCGAGATCGAAAATACAGATACACTTTTTATTCATTGGTTTATCCTCATTGGCCCCTCGCGGGGCCGTCGTGTTTACATGTTCGGGCGATAGATGAATCGACCGACTTCGCCATAGTCTTTGCTGTACAGAATCACCGCAGCCTGTCGGTATGAACGCCATCCGCCGCGTGCTGCGTAGGCATCTTTTGCGCCTAACTGGCCATGCACTTCGTCAATGCCTAACGAGTGCTCCGTTACAGTCTGGTGATGCCAGTGGCCGGAATGAGTGTAAATGTAGTCGCACTGGCCGAACTCCTTACGAAAGTCGGTAGCCATAGCGGCAAGGCGCGTTTCCGGCTTTTTCATCGTGTGGCCATGCGTATAGCCAAGCATGGTTTTACCCCACAAGGTGCGATGCAGGATCGCCGGACTAACATCAACGAAAACGCGCGGTTCATTCTCATAGAACGCCGCCAGCGCCGCGCGTAGCCAAATCATCCCGGCCTGGTCGTGGTTGCCTTCGATCACCTGCACTTCAACTTCAGCATGATTGTTAAGCAGTAGTGACACGGCTCGACGCAGCGAACGGATGGCAACATAAACAAGTTTTGCGTATCGGCTGTCCTGATCGAGAACGTGACCGCTTGCCGGGGTTACTGCGTCCAGGCCGTCACTGTGAAGGAAGTCACCGCCGACCAACAAAACCGCCTTTTGTGATTGCGGAGCCACCGAAACGGAATAATCAAAGAAGCGGTTTAGAACTTTCTCAGCCGTGCTGGTGTCATAGTTCTCGCCGCATTCATGCTTATGCGCCATCGCCCCAATATGCAGGTCGAAGATCGGGTACAGGGCAAGCTGATCTTCAATGTAGAACTTCGATTCATCCAGCGGTTGCGGTTCGGCTCGCGGCAGGTCTTCGCAGAAAGCCGACTGTGCTGCCTCCATGAGCGCGACCATGCGATCACGGTCTACTTCCGACTTAACCCACCGAACGACCTCGGAGCCGTCCGCGCGAATCATCGTCGACGTGCCTTTGACACCGAAGCCGTCCGGGATATGCTTCGCAACGTGTGCGTTTCCGTGTAGGTGTCCTTGTCGTGCAAGGCGAACGCCGCGACGTTCAACGCTTCGAATGTTCATGCCGAACTCTTCCGCGATCTCGCGGTAGGTTTTACCTTCTTCGCGGGCGGCAAGGAATTCTTCGTCTGTGATTTTAGGTGACATAATTTATCCCAATTGAATTGCATAGTTAATGATTGCGATCGTGAACAGAATCGCCGTAAATAAGATCGCAATATATCGCATTCTTCACGTCCCCGCTACTTGTAATATTTCTTCTGCTGCTTAGACTCGTGGATGAACATCTTCAGCGCGTCGGCCTCCGCACGCGTTGCCACTGCTATTCGCGTGCGCTTCACAGGGCGCTCGTGTAGATAGGTGAACTTCCCACCAAAGACAATTGATATATCTTTGATATCGAAATACTTTGAGATCTTCACGATATCATCACTTATTCCTGCTTCTTTTGCGTGCTGCCATACGGCAGCGCGACCAGTCTCTACAATCATCATTCGTCACCGTAAATGCAAAAACCATCGGCCATTTGCTCATACATGGCCACACTTTCCAGGCCGTACCCGGCGCGAAAATAAATCTCGCCAATTGCACCATCAAGGCCATTCTCTGAAGGGTTCGCAATGTAGTCGGCCATGCACAGGCGAGACAGGTTAACCAGGTGGCGCGATACAACTTGCGCTTTTGCTGGTACGATCTTGATGGTATCTGCAATGGTTTTGGTTTTCATGGCGTTTGCTCCTGATTGGTTGATGGAGTAATAATACCCGCACGCGGCGGGCATTATTTAGCAATTAGTGCTGTTTTGCGAAATACTCAGCGCCTTCATGCGATTTAAACTCAATCAATTCTCGTTCAAGAATTTCTGGCCAGTCAGCGACCGGGGTTCCGTTGTCCATGAACTCCATGTAGGTTCCGTCGATGGTGTCAGCGAAGGCTAACTTTTCCTCATCCGTACCAATGAAGCCGTACTTGTCCAGCAATTCAACAACGATCCGAAGATACTCGGAGAAAGATTCTACCTGTTCCATTTTTCAGATCCCACGTTTGCGCATACGCTTTTTAGCTAATGACGGGCAAATCTCGCTTACCGGAATGTAAAGCGTCTTTTGCTCCTCTCCCGGCTTGAGCTTGCGCATGATGAAAATAACACTTCCTTTATTGTTGTTGTCGACTGGCTTCCCGCTTAATCCATTGATGAATGCGAGGCGACCGGATCGGCTTAACTGGTTCCCGTACTCATCCTCTTCAACATCGGCAACAATCCAGATAATTTCGGCGGCCATCTTCTGCGCGTCACGGAACCATGCCGTAGAATTGTCGCCTGGTAGCAGAATGTCGATCTGGTTATCGTGCTCTATTTGCTCAATGGCTTTGAGTACGAACGGATCTGGAAACGAGTAAGGAGGATTCAGCCATACGTGCTTGTTTTTACCCCACCAGCGTTTAAGGCAATCCGTTTTTTCGTCGTAGAACTTCGGGCAAACTGCGTTGCTTTGGTCTGCGGCGGCGTCAAGATCGTAAGGGCCGTAACGCTCTTCCATGTATGCGATCAGGCTGCGATCGGTTGCCCACTTATCTCGCACAATATCCGGCGTTTTGCTCCCGGCGTATCGGTTTCCTGTTACCTGGTAAAACTTGTCGGGCCTGACGGCCTGATAGTGTCCACCAGTGGCAAGAGCGTTACCGATGAACGTTTCTAGCTCAATCTGCTCAAATGTGGTGAACGCGTCATGAGTTTCTTTGTCTGCAATATATTTTGCCATTATTATTTAACCTCGCAGGTTAATGTATGGTGAACAGTTCCAAGAGTAATATCAATGGTGTTTTCGTTGACCGTATAATAAGCGAAACCAAATGGCGTAAACAGCTTATACTTGTTGTCACCGATACCATCTATTATATCGCCAGCATTTTTGCCTTTTACAAATTTTATGTAGTCGCGCGTGACCTCGGCCGTGTCATTCCCGCAAATGTATGTTTTTGGTTTTTCGCTGCAACCAATAAGACCAATAGACAGAACAACTAAAGCCAGCATCTTTTTCATTTTCAACACTCCATTCTTCGTTTCGATGGGTAAATGATACCCGGCTTTCGCCTGGCAGTTTTAACAAAAAGTGCTATTTGATGGCATCGCAGAAAGCGATCTTGAATTGCTCGAAGCCATATGCCACGGCGGCGAATCCGCCACGACGACGAACGGCAGCAAGGAATTCCCTTTGCTCCTTGCTCACTGGCGAAGCCTGCGCCTTACCCTGGCGCTTTAGCTCAATGGCTGCGAACGGGTATTTGCCACCGAAGCCAATCAGGATCAGAATGTCGCTAACACCCTTCAGCAACCCCATTTGGTGATCGATAACCGCGCTCGCTTTGTGCTTGCTTCCCTCATTAACCGTATGCCAAAACAGATAATCAGGGTATTCGTGCCGAAGCCACGAAACGCTGTTCATCTGGTCGATTTTCTCAAGCGGGCAAGCCTTTACAGGCCCGCCGTAGTATTCGAGATAATCACCTTTATCTGTGATCATTCTGTGTCTCCAAAATCTTTGCGTGAAATAATATCTTCCTTCTTGCCGTTAACGCGATGCGTTACGCGCTTCGGCGCTCGGAAGTAATGCGCACTCTCAAGGATTTTTCGCGCATTTTTCATCCCGCCCAACTTGCCCCGCATTACCGCGTCGTCAACGTGCTGGAAGACTGCCTTTTGCCGCCATAACTTGCCGCAAATCTGATTCTCTGATTCCGGAAAGAACTTCTCCCTTGCGGTGAACCGCTCGCCGTCATGGTTAAGTAGCACGTAATTGAAGATGATCCCGGACTGATTGCGAGTCAATCCGATATCGAACCCAACAACATCATACCAGTCATTTTGCGTATAGTGCTTCCCGGTGAGATTGTCGTTGGGATCTTTAAGCTGAACCCCACAACATCTGCACTGGCGGGCAACAATGTCATTTTCAGCATAACACCCTTTTACCTTAATCTTCCCTGTTCGCTGGTCTTTCTGGTCTTCGCAGCGCTGCGATATCCAGAAATATTCGCAACGATTGCCGTTGCTGTCTTTGTGGATGCATCGGCGGGCGTACTCGCTATTTTCTCCCTTACATACCGGGCAAATTTTGGGGCCGTTCTTGCTGCTCTTGCGTCTTTGGTATTGCGCCTGCTCAAGAATCGGATCGAAATATAGCTGGCCCAAATCGTCCATAGTCCCGGCGAAGTCCCAAACCAAATGATCTTCCTTTACCCATGAGTAAGGAGGCTGTTTTTGCCAGTCTTTTAACAGTCGCATACCGCGCCCCAAAAGCTGAATAAGCAACGTAAGCGATCCGATCTTGCGCAATATCACCGAAAAATCCCAAAACGGAACGTTAACGCCAGTGGTTAGGGCCATCACCTGGAAGATGTATTTAATCTCCCCGCGATTCGCCTTATCCAAAATTTCGCCGCGTTTCTTTGAGTTGGTCTTCTCGGTAATGATCGCATACGTGGCATCTGGCGGTAGATAGCTCGCCGCCTCCTTACAATGCCGCTGGCCAGCGCAAGTAATAAGAACGCCGTTTCGAGTTTTCGCGCGTTCTACGACCCTTTGCATGATCAGCTTCGTCATTTCGCCGGATTCATGGATTTTCTTTTCCATCTTGCGCAATTCTTCCGCGCTAAAATCCTGCGTACCGTCCTGACTGGAACCGTGGAATTCTGACAGGTCATACCCTAACCCTTCGGATTCAGTATCACCAAAAATTGTCGGAACCACCGATCCGAACTCGACAAGATAGTTTGTGTTAATGTCGGTGATCTGCTCGCGCCAGAATCCGGGTTGTGTCTTATCCTCCTGCAAGATGGGAACCACCCCGCGAAACTCAGAACCTGTATAGCCGACAATGCGAAGTTCTCGGCCAGTTTTCTCCAGGCACCGCCGCATTAACTCGCAAATTACGATGGTGTACTGCGTGCGCCCGCCGCCGAATTCCACTTCGTCGAACTTTTCGTCGTATGGGTGGTCTGCATCAACCAGTTCCCCGTTCACGCGATACGGCTTATCCTTCGGCCTGCTCATGTACTCGAACGATTCATTGTTGGCGATCGCTTCCGCCAGATCTTGCCAGTCAACCTGGTGGCATTCGTCAATGGCCAGAACTGAAGGCACGTAGTCGCCAAGCATTTTAAACAGGCCATTAACCACCGTCCCTTCAGATCCGACGACGATCGGGAAGTATGCCGCCTTTGTGCCTAACCCGGCGCAATAAACGGAGTTGGGAACATCGAGGTTGCTGATCTCCTCGGAATCCTGCTTCACGATCTCGGCCTGGCGAGCAAGAACCATCATGGGTAAGTTCATTGCCTTGCACTGCGCCGCGAGCATGGCGATCATGATGGTTTTCCCGGCGGAAACCGAAGCCTTAATGTAAAAAGGATGTTCATATTTTGCGATCCGCTTCGCGGTCTCAATATACGCAACCGCCTGATACGGGTAAGGAACGATATTTCCGACGGTGAACCGCTTTTGTATTAACGGGATCTTGTCTGCGTAGGCTTCAATTTGTTGTTCAATTGTGAGCATGGGCAATCCTAATTTGTCATTAGCATAGTTGCGTGTATAATACAGGGAATATTTTATCATGTTTAACAAAAAATGCTATGAGGGTTAAATTATGGAACAAATGGCAAAGGTGGATAAGAGAACATTGAACGGCAACAACGGAACGTCGCGCGGGAAAGACAAGAAGAAACGCAAACGCCCGACTGGTTACTACGTGCTGAAAGATGAGGTTCGCGCCGGGTTGACTGCGCGGATGGAACTGGTTATTGATGCCTTCGGTGGCATCGCTGGAACGGCAAAAGAGTTGGGAGTTAGTATTCAGGTTGTTCAGCAGTGGCGTAAGCGCGGCATGATCTCAGCCGATGGCGCTTATCTCGTACACAAGAGCTACCGACGGAACAATTGCAAAGGTTTCCGCGCCTCATTCTGCCGACCTGATTTAAGATTTGACAGCAACGGCAAGCCAGTGACGCGCCGATGCGACCGCCGCGAAATGCTCCGCGTAGTCCGATAGCACAATTTGACTAAACACTAAACGCCTGCCGGGTTATCATTCTCGTGTAGGCGTTTTTTATTTGGAGGTTACGACGTGGATTTTTACGATGAAAAAGAGGTTTTGCCGTACATGGCTGGTATGTGGCGCGAAGCGTTGCAGAACATTTGCGGCATTCACTCTCGATATTTCAACGGTAAACACCAGGACTGCCCGAACTGCGGCGGCAAAGACAGATTCCGCTGGACTGACAAGTTAGAAACGCGCGGCGACGGCGGGGCATACTGCGGCGGCTGCGGCGCTGATAAGGGGATCGGCTGGTTAATGAAGTTGACCGGGCAGCCTTATAGCGAGTGCATCAACATTCTTGGACGCTATCTCGGCAAGGTTCCGCAAGAATACGTGGTTAAGAGAAACAAGCAGGTAACTCGTGACAACGGCTATGACTACGGAAAGATGGCAGACCATGAAAGAGTAGTGGCCATTTTAAACAGAACGGAGACCGTTGATAGCACGCCTGTAACGCTATATGAAGGCATCGAAAACGAGCACGTCAAATCATATCAGGTTGGCGTAAAAACTCACGAGAACGGCAGGCAGGAGCTAATTCACGCTCTACCGATGCAACTCGTTCATGAAGATGGGCCGGATGATGAGTATTGCAATATCCTGTTCATTGATGAGGAGGGCCGGGAGAAGATGTTGGCTGGCGATCTGACCTTCGGATCGGTGATAGTGACCAATCAGAGCGACGACGGTAACGGGCCGATTTACCTTGCTCGATCCTGGATTGAGGCGATGCACTTCAATATAGCCAGTTCGTTCAAGTGCGACGTTTGGGCCTGCATCATACCTTCAAACGTCGAGATCGTGGCGTACAGGTATAAAGGCAAGGGCGGAGAAGGTAAGCGAGAAATGCTGGTAGTTTGCCGTCGTGGAGATCGGGATATGCTGGCGGCTGCTGACGATCGGGATCTAAAGGTTATCGTTCCGAACGGTGACAACTTCAAGCTCGGCTTTGAGCGTAAGTTATACAAGGCATCATCACTTCTCTGATTAAATATTGACCATAATTTAGGTAAGATTGAGAAAATCAGTCTTACCTTTTTTTATGCCTTGAATTCATCAACTTAACAACTGGTCGAATCACTTTAGGTAAGATTTAGGAAGATGAATCTTACCTAAATTTTGCGCAAAATTTAACCAATTATCTACCATATATAGATAGTAAGTATATGATAAATAATAATATTATTATTATTGTTCTATCTCTCTATATTTATCTTGGTAAGATTTCTCCGGGGTACGTGTCTTTTTCCGCTGGATTTCGCGCCAGATTTTTCATGGATATTTACCTATAGGGATCTTACTATCTTACCGATTTGCATTAACTCGATGAAATGTATGGAAAAAATCACGTAAGATGCAGATTACTAAATCTTACTTAAATTTCGCTCATTTTTTAACCAATTGCGGATAGCACTTTTTGACTTGCGCCGGGAATCATCATGCGTATACTTAACGCAACGAAACCACAAATGGAGCAATATCAATGGCTGAAGCAATTTTCAGGGCATACACCAGCAGTGAATTGACAAACGAGCAATATCACGATCCTGATTCCTGGTGCGCGAAATACGTTAGCGGCTCAAGCCTCGGCGAGATTTACGCAACATCCCCGGCGCACTGGAAATACAATGCGCGTGAGGAAACAGCCGCGCTGGCGTTCGGTACTTGCTCGCATACCTGTATGCTTGAGACCGCAAAATTTAATGGCGAGTACCTGCGGGCAACGTCTCCTGGTGAAGTTAAGGATCTGATTACGTCTAAGTCGGCATTGTCTGCGAAGCTGAAAGCGTGTGGCCTGATTGGGACGTCAAATAAGGATTATCCGGAACTTCTGGAAATGGCATACCGCGCCGGGATTGACGTAAATGTTTGGTGGGCGATTGAACTATGCGACGAAAGCGCCGCGATGAACTCCGGGCGGAAGCTGGTTAAGGATGTTGATTTTGATGCCGTCGTTCAGATGCGGAGTGTTATGTTAGCCAACCCGCGACACGCCGCCTGTATCGAATCTCCTACCGCACAGCGTGAATTGTCAATCTTCGGCGAGATCTTCGGCGTCAAGGTTAAGGTTCGACTAGATCATGTTGACGTTGTTTCCGATCCAGAACTAATCAAAGAGTGGGGATTCAACCCGGATGAAGTTTTCGAGGTCGTGGTGATTACCGACTACAAAACCACGCAATCTTCCAAGCCGGACGAATTCGGGCGGCTCGCTTTCAACCTGGGTTACTATCTCAAGATGGCATTGCAGCGCGATCTGTTCGTGAAGACCTACAACGAAAAACGCCCGGTAGTTGTCAGACTGCTAACGCAGGAGAAAAAATCACCGTTCGCTCCGCTGGCGTTCACCCTGACCAGCCAGCAGATCGATATCGGTCGCAAGCAGTATCAAAGCGTGATTCACCAGTACGCGGAGTGCGTGAAGCACGACTCATGGCCATCATATGAGTCAAACGCGGCGGAAGTTGTTTTACCGACTCCTCAGTTTGTGAAATACATGTTCCCGGACGTATACGGCACAAATAGCTAAACACTGGTGCGCACTTGTGATATAGTGCGCATTACCAATCAGGAAAAGGAAACTTTATCATGCGTACATCTGAAAAATTTACCACCATCGCAGCCGCATTAATCAAGGCAAAATCTGGCTTCGTTGCCGCAAAGAAAAGCGGGAAGAACAACCATCTTGGGAACACCTATGCGAATCTTGGGGATATTCTCGACGCGATCTCCCCGGCGCTGGAGAAGAATAAAATTATGGTCATTCAATCCATGATGGATACCAGCACCGAAAAGGTTATGCACCTCGAAACGATGTTCTTGCATGAAAGCGGTGAGTTCATGGCGTTTCAGTACAACATGCCGATCAGTAAAACCGTCGAACAAGCATACGGCTCAACAACGTCTTACGCCCGACGCTATGCACTGGCCGCAGCGCTTGGAATCAAGCAGGCGGATGATGATGCAGAAATTACCAAGATGACACCTAAGGATTTCAAAAAACGCATTGACGCGTGCGAAGATCTAGAATCGCTTCGTGAGATCTATAAGCTGGCGAAACAAACGTTGACGCCTGCGGAATGGAAAATGACGGAAGACGATATCACCAAGCGCCAGGCTGAACTGAAAGTCACCCCGGCGAACGGGTTCAATCCTGGCAAGCCGCAAGAGGTTGCGAAACGGGAACCGGAAAAGGTAGAATCGAAACCTGAACCAGAAGCGCAAGATATTTCATCTTTCAACTAATTTAACCGGGCGGGAAACCGCCCCATAGGAATGACAATGCATGTTGTAACAGGTGTAATCCGAAAAGAACCGTACATCAAGGAAGGCAGCAACAATAACGGGCCGTGGAAAATGTACGCCGTAGACCTGTCGGAGCGGATGAAGATCCGCAATCGTGATGGCGAGGACGAAACAATTTACACGAACTACCGCGCCGTTTTCTTTGCCAAAGAAAACATGATTAAGTGGTACGATGAAGCGCTGCAAATGAATAAGGTGATCAGCGTCACCTGCCGGACGCTTCAGATCGTGAACCACGAGCACAACGGCACAATTTACAGCCACAACGAAATGATTATGCCGCAACTCGAATTCAGCCAGCGCGAACCAACTCAAAACGGTGGCAATCAGCAATCTGGGTGGGGTCAGCCTCAACAACCGAAGTCGCAGCAAGCTCCTAAACCGCAAAACAGCGGCGGGAATGCAGGCATGGATTTCGATGACGATATCCCGTTTTAGTTTGACAACTAAAGGAGTCGAACGGCTCCTTTTTTTTTCTTTTCATTGATGCTATTATCTGCGTTACTAAACCAACCATAGAGGACTAAAAACATGGCACTATACAGAGAAGGCAAGGCAGCTATGG